CTCCATTTGAAAAAGAATCATTACTGTACATTCTGGCCGTATACTTTCCATTTGCCCCGCAGTTGTTCTTTACTTGGCCCTCATCATGCTTTCTTACAAAGTACTTCGTGCTTAAGTTAACCTGCTCTTCTATGTTATTAAACAGCCTATATTGACTAAAGCAATGATGAAATGTGGCTTTTAGATTATTAATTATAAAAAGACTACGAGTATCTACGGTTTCTGTTTCATTTGAGAAATCAGAAGATATTCTTTTTTCATAACCATATTCTGTATCGTGCCACTTACTAATTAAGTTGGTTGTATTGTTTTCGCTTTCTTCCAGAAAGCTTATATAGTTCCCAATCTCTTGAAGACAATATGTAAAATAAAATGTCTTTGGTGCAATTTCTTGAAAAACGTACATTGCCATAATTAACTCTTTCTAGTTTGGAATAAAAACGCCATCTACGAATTTACCAGTGTTAAGCCAAAACGAAGGAACCATATATTTAGATCCGCCTTTTATAAGGTGTGCTGTATGACTATATGGATCTGTTGAAGGAAAGATTATTACGCTTCCAGCCTTCGGCTTAACGTGAAACATAATTCTATCATGATTAAGTGGGCTATCAAAATCTTCTGCAGCGGCATCATCTGTAGAAGTCAATACTCCATCTTTTACATTAAAAGATATTTCTCCGCCTTCGTAATCATCATTTAAATACATTACCATAGAATACCTAAGTCTTCTATCCCCCTCTTGCTGATCAAAGTGGGATCCCATAAAAGTTCCAGGCATGTATTTTTTAATTGCTGTATCTGTCATTAAAATTATCTCAGCATCATCACCGATTTTTGAAGCATAATCTTCACAGACATTTTTCATACCATCAAATATCTCATTGAAAATATAGTTGCAATCATCTATAACATCTTCGGATATATTTTTTTCTATATCTTCAGAAGACAAACACTTTATTCTTTTGTGTGATCCATAAATGTACATTTGTCCACTACATGCACCCCACTCTTCCCAGGGGGTGATGAAGCTTGAGTATTTATCAGATTCTGTTGATTCGATTAAATCAACAAGCTTTTTAGGCTCCTTTATAACATCAGTGTAGTAATACACCTTATCAAATAATTCTTCGCTTTTCATACTTCCTCCTACTTATAACTTTTGTAATAATTGTACCAGATATTGTTACTTAAATAAATCTTCTTTATCTGGGTAAACAAACTCTGGCTCCCAATTGGGATCTTGCTTAAACAAAACATCTTCTCCAGTTGGATCTATCCAAAACATCGGAAGCATGTATTTCCATCCTGATTTTACTTCATGCGCTGTATGACTAAATGGTGAGGGTGATGGGAATATAACTATGCTACCAGCTTCTGGTTTAATATAGAAGTCGTACAATCCCTCATTAGCAGGATGCATAAGGTCACCCTGCAAAGAAAGTTCTGTGGCAGTCAAAACTCCTTCTTTTATAGAAAAAGAAAGCTCTCCGCCTTCATAGTCATCATTTGGCCAAACTACTAAAGAATAAAGAAGCCTTGTGTCACCTTCTTGAGAGTCGTGATGAACTCCCATATAGTTGCCAGCCCTATATCTATGAACACCAAACTGTTCTAATAGGGTAAGTTCTTTATCTATGCCTTGTTCTTTTTTATAATCTTCACATACATATCTTATGGCATTAAATAATGGGTCTCTTATTTTAATAAACATTTCTTTTGTTTCTTCAGAAACGTCTTTATCTATGTTATATACATTATTTAATAAACATAATTTTTTATATCCATAAACATATGGGTGCCCCATAGATCTGTTTTCGTCTACATCCCACTGATTCCACGGTGTTAATACAGGGTATATATCAGGATTATTTTCAGAATCATTTACAAGATCTAGCCATTCTTTTACATTAGGAATAGCATTTCTATAATAATAAACTTGCGGGTGAAGCTCTTCTCTAATCATTCCGTTTTCTAATACAGTCGTTTTTATCATTCTATCTCCAATGCTACTTCTTTTTTAGCAGTTTGATCTGGTCCAGGCTTTAGTCTTTCACCTCTTGCTTTAAGTTCTGCCCAAAGCTCTGCGTCCTCTGCCTGTCTTTTTCTTTGATCTGCTATATCGGTTTCCCACATAGCCTGCTTTTCTTCGCTATAAACAGCCTCTTCATTATCCCAAAATGATCCTATAGTTATTCTTGTTCCTTTAGTAATCATTTGTACTTCATGTATATTGTGATGACCTCCAGCAAATGCTGCTAGCATTCCAGTTTTTGGCTGCAAAGAAATATCATGATCTCTAAAGTTTAAAACGCCACCTTCAAAATCATCATTTAAATAAAGAAATGCTGCCCACTTGCTTCTTTCAAAAGAATTATACTCTGGTGAGTCTATTGGTGTATTGTCTGAATGATAACCAGCGTATGCTCCCTCTACCCATTTTTGTGCATGATAGCTAACTAGTCTAACTTTATCACCTCTACATATCTCTGTAGCTTCCTGTATTTTATCTTGAAGTGTAATAAAAAAATCAGGCGATAAACCAAACTTTTCTTTATCTTCATCGTCTGGCAAGTTAGATGCAAATGAGTCATAAAATGATATTGGTGCCCACGGAAGAGTTCCTTTTTCTACAGAATGTTCCCAGTATTTAATAACTTTTTCGCAATCTTCTGGACTAAGAAAGTTTTCAAAAAACACTATGTCTTCTTTAATTCTATTTTGATTTTCTAAATTAAATGTCATTTAAATTAATCCTTTCTAGCTTTTTAAGTTCATCATAGTTTATTGTTTGATAAGCTCCAGACTTTCTTTCTTCTTTAGTTCTGGCAATTTCCATTTCTTTCCATATCTCTTTACCATAAAGCTTTTCGTTTTCTAGCCATTCTTTCGAGCCAGGATAAAATCTTACCCAATGATTTCTTACAAAATATTTAGGTGTGCCCTTTACCTTTTCAACTCCATGCATATAGAATTGACCAGCATCAGAAAGGAAATCTGGGTCTCCTGCTGGGAACAAAAGTACATCACCCTTTTCTGGCTTGTAATAGAATGTTTTGTTGTCTACCAAGAATGTCAGGCCACCGCCTTCGTAATCTCCATTTAAATACATTGTACATGTAAATGTAAACTTGTATCCTCTAAAGTCATGATAATCTCTCTGATAGTCTGTGTGTACATGCATAGCGAGATCGGACTCTTCTATACCGCCTTCAACTTCATACTTGCATATAGAAGGACCCATTCTTTTCCATAGTTGAGTTAGAGATCCTTCTTCTTCATTAAAAACTTCAGCATCACGATCAATTGGTACACCAAATGTTTCTGCATACTGATTTGTTGTTTTATCAAATACTTCAATTAGCTCTTCCCAGCAAAGTCTTTCTAGTGATGTTCTTTCAGAAGATTCAACAGAGTTGTCAAACTGATCCGCCTCTTTGCCAAAAGTATACCAACCATGCCAATTTAAAGCAGATCCTTCTGGGTTCTTTTCAGAATCCATAATTGTTTTTGTTAACAAATCAATATCTTTCCAGGGATTTTTGAATACCCATATTTTTGGGTATATCTCTCTATATTTAAGTGTCATGGCTTTATATCACCAGTATGCTCAAGTATCTGCCAAAAGAATGGTGACGTATATCTTCCTCCAGAAATAATTGGTCTAACTCCGTGAATATAACCTTTATCACCTGGGAAAAAGTATGCTGATCCGCCAACGGGTTTAAATTCTATTCCTTGAACAGGGAAAAACAATTCTCCTCCTTCGTAATCATCGTTAAAATAAAATAATGAAGCGATATCGTAATGAGGAAAATCATTAGGTGTACCTGCGTCTGGGCCTTCATGCAGCTCTTTGTCTGCATGAGGATCTTGTCTTGATCCTACAGGCCATCTAACAATTGCTGGTCCTGTAGCCTGAACCTTTACATTAAAAAACTTTTCTACCTCTACTTGCAGTCTTGATATAAGATTATCAACAACATATACAATATCTGGATCTGCGGAAATTTCCATAGATTTACGTGTGCAAACTCTATCGAACCATGCGTTTGCATCATAGATTACTGTACCATTTTCATTTACGTGAGAATCAGTAATATCCCATGTTTTATTGGTTTTTGCAAAGTTGGTGAGTCTTGTTCTTTCTTGGTCTGTTAAAAAGTTTTTTAGCTCTACAATATTTTCTGGACCTGTGCCAAAAAAGCCAGATGGTGTTATGGACCCTAGAGATCTGTAGTCATGAGTGTTATTAGTATTTAATCTTTGTTCCATATTATTTATACTTCCTTCTTGTCCAAAATCTTTTTTTATAGACTCCACCTTCTGGTGTTCTAAAAATTTCTGATGTTTCCATTGCTTTTTGCATAATATCAATTGGCTTATGAAATATCAACTCTGATTCCCAGTCTTCCCTTTTAAATGGTATTATCTGCAAATATGGTGTTCCTGCAGGTACAATCCCAGCAAATCCATTTTTTATAAAAAATGGTATTAATCCAGATGTTGTAACCTTATCACTGTCTATTATACCACCGACTGTAAGCCAAGGTAAGTCAAAATGATTTATCGGCTGTATGTATAAGGAGCTATATCCTTCTGGAAGCTGTGGAGCCCAATTGGCATACCAATGAAAATGATTTTTTTCATAACCAGGAGGAACTTGAAATCCAGTAGACTCTGGTCTTTCTCCTACAAAATCATCAAATTTTAAAGGCACCTTTGCTTTTATCCTATTGTTTTTTTCATAAAATTCTATGTCGCATGGGGTTACAAGTGTATATCCAGATGTAAATGTATCTAGCATGGCTGGACATGCTTTAAAGTTTAGCATTTTGCCGCCGTCTTTATTTGCATTAGAAACTGGATTCCCATAAAAATCTTTTATATATATGTCAGCATCTTGCCACCACTTAGGAATAACTCTTGCAGCTGGGCATGGAGCGGTTTCGACATCATTGTAATGCTTGTTTGAATGAAATATTATTTTGTTCATTGGGGTATTCCACAGCCTTCTGGTCCAGTTAAAGAAGTTTCATCATTTTTTAATCGTAACGATTTTACTTCATGAGATCCTATTTTATTGTTTTTATGGTCTACAGCATTTCTGTAAAAATCAGTCCACTTTCCAGATTTATTAATATCGCTAACAATTTTGCCATAGTCTTCTTTTGGAAAAAAATCTATTGGTAAATCCTTATATCCTTTTATTGTTGCTACTGAATTGTTTAAATTAGATAAAGATATTGGGATAATTGATGCAACTGGAGTATTTGCTGGAATAGTAATAACTTCATTGGCCTTTGTTATTCTCCATGCAATTGGAAAAGTGCCTTTAAAAAACGAAGTGCTTATTAGTGTTGTAAAAGGCCAAACACCATCTATTGGCCAGTTTGGTGTTGGCATTGCTAGCATGCTTACATTTTCTTCAGTTTTTATAACTAAATTTGTATTAAAGCTAATTGTTGCATTGGCTCTTGATGTTGAAACGTAATCCTTACCTTTTAAAACTTTAACGTGAGTGTCTGTTGAATCTGATATGCCGTCCCAAATAAATTCAATATCTACTGGAAAAGAAACTCCCCATCCCAAGGTATTTGAAAGGCTTACTGGAAAACAATGATAGGCATGCTTATCAGATGTTTCATCCATCCATTCTCTTTTTACTCCTAGAGGCTGAATATCTGCTGATTGATTTGGATAAACTTTGTATACATCAAAGTTCATCAGTACCCATCTTTCATTGATTTATCAGACATAAACTGTCTATAAAAAGACTCTGTATGAGTTGCATCGTTATAATCTGTCATAGTAACAATTGAATATTTTAGTCCAGATTTTACTGGAAGGGCGGCATGAGAGAACAAATATGTAGATGGGAATATATACAGATCTCCAGCCTTTGGCTTAATAGTTAAATCCAGTTTATCAAATCTTAATCCGCCTTCTTCATAATCATCATTAATATAAGCAACCATTGATACTGTTGATATATATGACCAACCATGATCTGAATGATAAGAGAAATGTTGACCTTCTCCATATTTAATAAAATTCATTGCTTCCCAATATTTTAATTCAATATTGTAAAAAGAAGAATAATCATTTAATGCAATTGCCTGTGCATCATAAACATCTTGCCAAATTGCATCTACTTCTTGATTGTATTTATCAGGAATATGGTTTTCAAATTTTTTCCATTTAAAGTCTACACAGTCTCTATAGTCAGGCATTTTTTCTCTATATCCGACGGTTGCTTCTTTCCAAGTATGCATTCCTTTAGAATCAAGTATTGCACTTTCAAGCCTGTTGATTATATCCATTTCTGGAGTAATTACATTTCTATAAACCCAAAGTCCTGGGAACAACTCTTCTTTATTGTAAATTTTCTTTTCCCCATTTTCCTACAGGACATTCAGCTTCGGCAAGTTGAACTTTGATTGGCATAATACAATTACATTTTGAACATTGTGTAGTTTTTAAATAAAATTCGCAGCCTTTACAAATACTTAATCTATTTTCAGCAATCTTATTGTCTGAAACATGCCTATTGGGATCAAATATGTGCCATGGGCGTGTGTCACCTACGGCTTTTTTCCATTCTTCCCATTTAGACATTATGCTGTGTAGGTAAAGTTTGTGCCGTCCCAAATGTAACCAACTGTTACGCTTGCGTCTTGATCTATTTTTTTCAATGTTACATTTCCAGAAAATGCAGCTTCAAACTTTTCATCAAGTATGCTGCCTTTGATTGGAGCCATCATAAAAAATACTTTATTGTTGCATAACAAAGTATATCCAGAAAGAATTGATGTTCCATCTATAGAAGAATATCTTACCCCAGACTCCCCTTCAGTTCCTATAAATTCTTCTGGAATAGGATTTGGCAATGTAAAATTTAATCCATCCCATGTACTACCAATTAATAATCCAGGCTTTTCATTTGCTGCTTGGCCAACAATAGTGTAACCAGAGTTTAGGGCTTCATCAATCCTGCTAACTCTTTCTAAAGATTCTGGCGTTTCGTCTGAAACTCTAATAACATGAAAAACTTCATAGTTGTTATTATCAATTTCAACTAACATAGCGTATTTATGTACAGTCATTTAATCTCCTTAATTATTATATAGTACATTTTACTATATATTTAATATTATTGTCAATAGCGGTACTATTTAGAACTCGCATTGACATCCTCCAGTATAGAATCCAGACCATCCTGATCCGTATACTGCGGCACAGTTTCCACCGCAACCTCCGCCAACAAAGTGTGGTGGGAAGAATGGTGGGAAGAATGGTGGGAAGTGTGGTGGGAAGAACGGTGGGAAGTGTGGTGGGAAGAACGGTGGGAAGAACGGTGGGAAGAATGGTGGGAAGAACGGTGGGAAATGTGGAGGGAAGAACGGTGGGAAGTGTGGTGGGAAGAACGGTGGGAAGAACGGTGGGAAGAACGGTGGGAAGAACGGTGGGAAGTGTGGTGGGAAGAACGGTGGGAAGTGTGGTGGGAAGAACGGTGGGAAGAACGGTGGGAAGAATGGTGGGAAGAATGGTGGGAAGTGTGGTGGGAAGAACGGTGGGAAGAACGGTGGGAAGTGTGGTGGGAAGAACGGTGGGAAGAACGGTGGGAAGTGTGGAGGTGTAAATGTTTCTACAGTTCCAGTTGTTGTACCTAAAGATTGTCCATTTGCATTTGATGCGTAAACAGTATAAGTTTCAGAGTTTGGAGATGCTGTATCAAATGGAGATGTTGCTGCTGAGGATAAAGATCCCCGAATACTAGAAGTAATTTGAAAAGTAGTTATTGCGCTTCCACCAGTAGCATTTGCAGAAAAAGTAATTCTGTCATTTCCAGAAGCTGGGACTGGGCTTGGCCCAGGGGTACTTGTTGAAACAGTTGCACTTGGAGCTTGTGGAACTGTGGTGGCAGTTATTGATCCAGATGTTGTTGCTTGAGATGAGCCAGCAGCGTTAGAGGCAACAACTGTAAATGTATATGCCGTTGCACTTAATAATCCTGTAAAGGTATAACTAGTACTAGAAGTAGTTTGTGTTGTTGTTGCTGGGGTTGATGTAATGGTATAAAGTGTTGCTGGGGGTGATGCGGCTGGCAAAGACCATGTAAGAGATGCTGCGCCATTATTATATGCCCGCCCAGTACCCACATTTGTTGCAGTTAAGGAAGTAACTGCACTTGGTTCTAAGAAATTATCCTGTGCTGAGGATTTTCTACCTATTTTCTTATTTGCCATTTATTTAGCCCCTATCTTTATTTTTTAATTATGCTGTCAAGTCTCCAGCTAGCAACCAAGTATTTATCGCTACCTTGGTAAGTGTTGCTGATGAATGTGTTGTTCTTAGTGTTAATCCTGGTGTGCGAAGAATTGTAACTGTACCATCTGCTGCTACAAAGTTTGCGCCAGTTCCTGATGCTTGGTAAAAATCAATTGATGTACCAATTGGGAAGGCTGTTGTTGCATTTGTTGGTATTGTAATTGCTCGTGCACCTGCAATTGGGATAAGCTGATCTCTTAGAGCAAGGCCACCTGTTGATAGGTTATATGCTGCTGAGATTTCAGTTCCAATTGTTGTAAGTGATGGGACACCAGCTTTTGTTTGAGTTCCATCTGTAAATGCTACTCCTGCTGCGGCAACTGTCACTGTACCAGTAAATGTTGGTGAGGCAAGTGGTGCTTTTAGGCCAAGACTTGTTGTTACAGATGTAGCAAAGTTTGCGTCATCTCCAAGTGCTGCAGCAAGTTCATCAAGTGTGTTAAGTGCTGCTGGAGCAGATGCAATTACTGCATTTACTTGTGCTGTTGCATCTGCAATTGCTTCTGCCTTAGCAGTTGCAATTGCTGAAGCCTGTGCTGTAGATACTGGTTTTGCTGTATCAGCTGTATTGTCAACAGATCCAAGCCCAACCATAGTTTTTGTAATTCCTGATACTGTACCAGTAAATGTTGGTGAGGCAATTGGGGCTTTTGCAGCAAGATCGGATGTGAGGCCTGAAATCTTAGACTGGGCAATTCCTGCTGAAGCGTTAATATCTCCATCTACGATTGTTCCGTTTGCAATCTTAGCTGAAGTTACTGCGCCATCTGCAATCTTTGATTCAGTAACTGAATCAACTGCAAGTTCTGAGCTAGTTACCGATGCTGCAATAATTTCTGCAGTTCCAACTGAATCATCTGACATCATTGATTGAGTAATTGTATTTGCAGGAAGTGTTACTGTTCCTGTAAATGTTGGGGAAGCAAGTGGTGCTTTGGTATCAATTTGAGTCTGAATAGATGATGTTACTCCATCAAGGTAACCAATTTCAACATCTGAAACGTTGGCAACAACTGGCTGCTTAGTATTTAATTGAGTTTGAATTGCTGATGTTACTCCATCAAGGTAGCCAATTTCAACATCTGAAACGTTAGCTACAACTGCCTGCTTGGCATCTAGTTGTATTTGAAGACCAGAAGTTACTCCGTTTAGGTAACCTATTTCTAGGTTGCTAACATCACCGATTGAGGTTGATCCTGGAAGTGTTACATTTCCAGTAAATGTTGGTGCTGCAAGTGGTGCGTAAGTTGAAGCAGCTGTTGCTGATGCTAACTTAGCATCAATTTGCCCCTGAATACCAGAGGTTACTCCGTTAACATATGCCAACTCAACGTTGCTGACATCACCGATTGAGGTTGTTGCTGGAAGAGTTACTGTGCCAGTTAGTGTCGGTGAAGCAAGTGGTGCGTAAGTTGAAGCAGCAATTGTAGTTTCCAGCTTTGCATCAATTTGTCCCTGAATACCAGATGTTACTCCGTTTAGATACCCTATTTCTAGGTTGCTAACATCACCGATTGAAGTTGATCCTGGAAGTGTTACTGTGCCAGTTAGTGTCGGTGAAGCAAGTGGTGCTTTAGCATCTAGCTGTACTTGAACACCAGAAGTTACTCCGTTTATGTATCCTAACTCAACGTTGCTGACATCACCGATTGAGGTTGTTGCTGGAAGAGTTACGTTTCCAGTGAATGTTGGTGATGCTAATGGAGCCTTTAAGCTAAGAGCAGTTGTAACAGTTCCTGCAAAATTTGCGTCATCATTAAGAGCTGCTGCTAATTCGTTTAATGTATTAAGCGATTCTGGTGAAGCAGATGTAAGTATACTTACAGCTGCATCCGCATAAGCTTCAGCTTGAGTTTTTGCTGTTGCGATTGCTGTAGCAGTTGCGGTTGAAACAGGCTTATTTAAATCAGTTGTATTGTCAACATTTGCAAGGCCCACATCTGACTTAGTAATTCCAGTAGGGGTATTTATTACTGGAGATGTAAGAGTCTTATTTGTAAGAGTTTGTGATCCTGTTGTAGTTGCAAGGATGCTTGTATCCGCAATACCGTGAACAGATGTTGTATCTGCTTCATGTGTTGCAATTGCGGCTGAGATGGCTTCTGTTGCTGAAATAACTTTCCAGTTACCATCAGTGCTTGCAGGTGATGCAGACAAAACATATGTTGTTCCAGTATCTGACTGAATTGCAATGTCTCCAGATTCTGCTGTTAATGCTAATCTTGCTGCCTGGTTTGCAACAGCACTAACTGTTACTTTGGCAAGTGGGGGAAGTTGTGCTGAAGGGATAAATCCTGATGAATCCAGTGAAGCAACACCATTTGCAACACCTTTTGTACTTAAAAGAATATAATCGTCTACTGTTTGTGAGAGAGCATAACTTAGTGAGTTCCAAGCAGTGCTTCCATCTCCAAATTTAAATGTATTAGTATCTGTTTCAATACCAATTTCTCCAGCTGCTAGGGTTGGATTTGCTGCGACCCATTGAGCTTCTGTGCCTCTTCTTAACTGCAATCTTACTGTTGCCATTTTATTACCCCTTATATATTTTATTTATACTGCTTATTGTATCATTTATTGCTTTAAGATATAGATCCAGAGTCAAAAACCATTGAAACGTCAGCATCTGTAGATGATGGGGATCCACCATCTACAAACTTGCTTGTTCCATCAGGAGTAACTCCATTTGCCTGAACTGTGTATATTGGCTGTCCGTTATAGTCAATGGCTAGACCAATATCCATAAAAGTAACCTGTGTACTTGTATCTGGAATATCTGAATTAAAAGCTATTGGAACCCATGTTCCATTTAGCTGTATTTGTAGCTTGTTTGTTGCTGTATCAAATCTAAGGGGTGTTGTTCCTAAAACGACGTTAGACCCAAATGTGGCAGTGCCTGCTACATTGAGTCCATTTTTTACTTTAAAATTCTTATTATCTGTTGCCATTTAAGTTCACATATCCCCTAAGTGTTTTGGTGGGGGATTTTTAAGGAATCCCCCAAAACCTTTATTTAATTATTTAATTAGTGTTCCAACAACGACAACTTCAGTGTTAGCGTTTGCTGGGGTTACTCTAATTCTTACATCTGATCCAGAGTAATCTGCTGTTACTGCAGCTAATTCTGTTCCGTTTGAATATGTAATTCCATATTCAGAAACTGCTACATTGTTTGCAGTATCAAGTGTTACTACTAAGTCTGAGACCTGAGTATGCACACCATTCTTTACTTTAACTACAAACTTAGCGCTTCTGTAGTCTGCTGCTACCCATGAGATAGCTGTTGTTTCTGCTGCCACTGCAATGTTTCCAGTTGTTGCTGCAACCTGCTTAGCAACAGAGTTGTAATTAATTGCTGTAAATGATGTAGTTCCATTTTGCTGAGCAGTATTAGCTGCTGCTGCGGTTGCTTCTGCTGCTGCCTGAGCTGCGTTAGCCTTAGTTGTTGCATCTGATGCGGCTGTTGAAACTGCTGTTGCTACGTTTGCTGTAGTTGCTAGAAGTGAAGTATCTGCAATACCGTGAATGTTTGTTGTATCTGCACTATGTGCTGAAAGAGCAGAGGCTGCGGTTGCTTCTGCTGCTGCTTGAGCTGCGTTAGCCTTTGAAGTAGCATCTGTTGCTGCTGCTGAGATAGCTGCTGCTTGGGCTGCGTTAGCCTTTGAAGTTGCATCTGCTGCTGCGGTTGCTTCTGCTGCTGCTTGAGCTGCGTCTGCTTCACCCTTAGCAAATGCTGTAGTTGCAATTTGAGTTGTATTGGTATCTGCTGCTGCAGTTGGTGCAGTAGGTGTGCCAGTAAGCGCTGGGGAGGCAAGTGGTGCCTTTGTTCCAAGAGCTGTTGTAATAGTTGTTGTGTAATTAGCATCATCATTTATTGCTGCTGCTAATTCATTTAATGTGTTAAGAAGTGATGGTGCTCCATCAACAAGGCCATCTACTGCGGTTGCAATTGCTGTGCCAGCTGCTGTTGCGGCTGCTGAGATAGCGGCTGCTTGTGCTGCGTTGGCCTTAGTTGTTGCGTCTGCTGCTGCTGCTGAGATAGCTGCTGCTTGAGCTGCGTTAGCCTTAGTTGTTGCGTCTGCTGCTGCGGTTGCTTCTGCTGCTGCTTGTGCTGCGTTAGCCTTTGTAGTAGCATCTGTCGCTGCTGCTGTAGTTGCTGCTGACTGGGCTGCGTTAGCCTTAGTTGTAGCATCTGATGCTGCTGCTGAGATTGCTGCTGCTTGTGCTGCGTTAGCCTTAGTTGTAGCGTCTGCTGCTGCGGTTGAAACTGAAGCTGCGTCGCCTGAAACTCTAAGTGCTGCTTCTGCTGCTACCTTAGTTGTTGCATCTGTTGCTGCTGCTGTAGTTGCTGCTGACTGTGCTGCTGCTGCTGAGCCTGCTGCATCGTATGCTGCGGCTGTTGCTGAAAGTGCACGAGCATCTGTAAAATATTTGTTTGCTGCATTTTCTGCAAGATCCGCTGTGTCATGATTTGAAAGACTTGAAACTGTACCTGTTACATCACCAGTAAGATTACCAACAAATGTAGCAGTAATTGTTCCTGCAGCAAAGTTGCCATTGGCATCGCGTTTTACTACGGTATTTGCTGTATTGGCTGAAGTTGCTGTACCACCAATAAGACCAACAATGTAGTCTTGGTCTGCTTGGGCCTTGGTTAATACACCAAAACCGTTAACGGTAGCTGTGCCACCCTCAACGATAAGACCATTTTTAATTCTAAAGTTTTTGTTTACTGTTGCCATTGATATGACTCCCTTTTACTGCTTTTTTTATGCTTTTAGTGCTGTTCTAAAATATCTTACTTTTATTGATCCTGAAACAGGTGTTACGCATAGACTTATTATACCGCTATTTTCTTCAAAAGTAACTGTAGCTAGTGATAAATCTGTGTTTGATACTATGTCTGATTCTGATATGTAAACATTGGTTCCATCGTTAAGCAAAACAATAGTTGAAGTATGTGTTAGATTTCCAACAGACTTATCAATCTGCAATGTATATCTAACTGTCTTATACACTGTCTTGGAAAATGAGTCTATAGTTGTTTTATTTTCTATGCCGTCTATAGTAAGATCGTTGTTTCCGTCCAAACCTAGTATCTCTGAAGCATTTTCTGCATCTAGAGTTGCTAGGTTTGCCTGAAGCTGACTTACTTTATAGTCTATAGAGTTTACATCTGTTGATCCGTTGACACCAAGTTTGTTTTCAATTGCCTCAATTGCATCATTGACGTTACCATGCAGCGTTGCATGGCCTTCCATTGATTCGGTAGCGGCAGGATTTGTAAGGTTATCTTTTGATGTTGGGTAGCTAGTTGCCAATTTGTCCTCCGTCCAACAGTGTTAATTCTGTATAGCTTGCATTTGCGTACGATGATGTTGGAGTGCCACCGTCTAGACCAATTATAGCAGGATTAGTTTCTAAAACGCTTGCATTATTGTTAACATCTTCAGAAAAGTTTATTGTTTCTTGAAGATTAACTGTATGTACATTTCCATCATAAGAGTGAGTGTGCATATAAAATGGAGCGGGATCAGAAGAGCCAGGAGTTAAGTCAACCCACACTGCACCGTTGTAAATCTTAATGTTTTTACTTGTTACATTAAAATAAACATCTCCAGTTGATCCGCTCAAAGGATCTTCTGCAAGTGTAAGGAGATTTAATAATGACTTGAACTTTTTGGCCATTTGAAATCCTTATCCTATTACAACTACTCTATATTCTCCAGATGCTGGTGCAACTGCAAATTTGATAGTTACAACTGAATCTGATGTATGCTCAACATCTGCCTCTATTTGTGCATATGGTGAAGCAACTTCATAAATAGCAGTCACTATATCTTTTGTACCCAAATTGTGAGTTACTGTATAAGATGTTGCTGATGTGTTAAGGGTTGTCTTATACTTTCTTGTTATCTCATGATAATTTGTGCCGTCATTTGTTAATGTCCATTGGTCTGCCGCCTCATTCCATAAAACTTCTACATCTGCAGAGGTTCCACGGTTTACCTTAAGACCAGCATCTGCTGATGGAGCTCCAGTAACATTTGTATTAAGAACAACTTTATTGTCAACAATATTAACTTCTGTTGTGCTTATAGAGTTAATAGATCCTTGAACATCAAGGTTTCCGCCAATGCTTAAGTTACCAGTAACTGTTACATCATCTGGCAAGCCAATAGTTACTGCTGCTGATTCTGATCCAGATCCTGAAACTGTAATTTCTCCAGATGTTCCAGCAATTGTTGAAACATAGCTTCCAGTCGTGTCAGTACCAAGAGCAACTGAGTTTGGCTCAATTGTTGTTGATATTGTAACATCGCCCAAATTGGTCATTGTTGCAGAACCAGTTACATCTCCTGAAAGTGTAATTACTGGATCTTTATTAAGAGATACCGCTCCTGCTGTAACTGTAAAATCTGTTGAGCTAAATGAAGCAACACCCTTATTTGTGTATGTTGCATCTTCTGCAGATACTGTAATTGTGTTATTTGTTACCGCTACGTCAATTCCCTCTCCGCCAGCTACTGTAATAGTATCTGTAAGAAGGTCAACTGTATCTGTTCCTGTATCTCCAGCAACTGAAAGATTAGTTGCTACGTTTACTGTTCCAGCTGCAGTCAAACGACCTTGAGCGTCAACTGTAAATGTAGGAATTGCTGTTGTTGATCCGTATGATCCAGCAGTTACTGCTGTATCATTAAGCTTTAATGTTGTTGTGCCTGCGGTATCGTCGTATGTTGCGGTTAAAGCTGTTCCTGCTAATACGGACGAACCAATAATGTCTTGAATTACTTCTGTAGAACCAGATGCAGGTGTCCACTCTGTTCCATTGTAGAAGTAAAGAATGTTTGTGCCAGTATTGTAGTATATTTGACCAGATACTGGATTTGAAGGCGCTGAGCCTAAGTTTTGTATTCTAGCATTGAGCAACTCATTCTTGTTGAGATCAACGCTAACTAAAAATTTTCTTGCCATTTGCTATCTCCTTATGACAGGTATGCTGTCCCTGAAAATGGTTGAGCCATAGTCAGTGTTAATTGATTAGTACTATTGTAGTCTATTCCAGTTTCCAAAATATCTCCTGCACTAGATTTGACGGTAACGTTTGGTTGGTATCCAAGACCGTGACTAATGACAACAGAATATACTCCTAACGCTGGTCCAGTAACTTGAGCAAGTTCCCAAGCATAGGCCAGAGTGTTATTTGTTAAGAATATCTTATTCGATCCTGACCAAGATGAGTCAGAAATTTTTGGACCGTGAAAAGCTGCAGATGTTGTATCAAAATAAAAATCTCCAGTAAGGCCTAAATTTGCTGCTGGGTCTCCAGAACCATTTAGGATTGTTCTTCCTCTTACTCCTTGCGGGCCTGGGGAAGATACTATAACTTTATTTATTTGCTCTTTAACAACTACGGACTCAACCATTATATAGTTACCGATCTATTTAGGGTAATAAACCCTTCAAGGAGCTTTATTTTATTCGCATTAGAATCTACGACCATAATGTCATATACTGACTTTGGATAAAAGAGTTTGTTTGTTTGTGTTGGTGTAAGGGTTACAGTTAATTTACCAAGGTAACCATTTATTACAATGCCGCCACTTGGAGATGTTAAAGTTACTGCTAACTTAGTTCCACCTTTTACGTCACGTACCTGCATTTTTGCAGATGCGCCAGTTAGATCAATCGCATTCTCATTTTCGTCTTTATATTCTACTACAAAGCTGAATGTTGCATTTTGATCTACTTCGAAATTCTTTTGTCCTGCCATTTGCCATAGTCTCCTAAATAGGAATACTCCTGTACTAATTTTAGCACAGGAGTATTTCTAATTGACTGTTTTTACTTTTTAGTGAAACCAAACGATGCTTCGTTCGGATTAAGTGCTTTCAAAATTACGGGTGCTGTGGCAGCAAATCCGCCCAATAGTAGGTCTCTTGGACTAGTGTTGCCAGTCATATATAGAGCAATTGCTGCTCCTAGAAAATGACGTCCATAACTTGCTAGTGCTGCTAGAATTTTCTCTTGCATTGTAACCTTTCCATCTCCATTAAGATCTTCTTTAGCTTTTGCCATTTTTGATCCTCCTTATTTCTAAGCGGGAAGCCTAGGAATTTTGAGCCTTAGCCCAATTCTATAATTGTACCACTATGCGCTAATATCTACCAATTCGCAATTACCATCAGAGCTACATGCAAGCGTTGCATTTGTAGAAGTACCATCTTCTAGCTCGTAGAAAGATAAATCTTCCCATCTAATGCTTTTAGGCATCTTTGATACCAGATCTTCATATTCTTCTTTTGAAACCTCTTGGTATGGGGCTTGCTTGTAAGAGTGATCAGAGTATGGAAGAAAAGAAATTCCAGAAAGATCGTCAAAGTTTTTATATACCCAGGAACCCACTTCCATCCACTCTTCGTCTTTTACAGATACTGTAATTGATGGCTTATGATCGCACCAAGCCTTTTGGTATATCATCCAAAGCTCAAGGTGCTCTATGGCTGTAAGGTCTTTTCTAAGTGTCGCACCTTCTGGTGCCTTTACAGGAAAAGAAAAAACATAAGTTTCGGTTGGCTTCATAACATCGTCTTCTACTGGTATTCCAATCTCTTTAAGAAAAATTGAAATTGGATCTCCCTTTGAGCCACGAACTGTTCTTATGTAATATTCTGAGTGCCAAGGATGCATGCCAGAAGAAACTCCAGTAAGCTGTGAAACTGTTCCAGAAGGCTTTACACATGTAACAGAGGCAGAAGGATTTATGCCAATATTTAATGCCTCTTTTTTATTTGCTTCGTTAGCTCTGATCTTTAGTCTTTGTAGAGCATGTTCTAGGCGAAGGTGATCATCTTCTTTAATGTGATCTAAATTTTTGCAATTTCCAGGACATGCGTACCTACATGTATAACCTTCTTTTTTATGGGCTTGATATTTTCCAGAAAAATAAGAATTTCCAAATTGACCAGTTAAAGATACGCCAAGCAGTCTTTCTTCTTCTGTATTTTTTCTCCAAACATCTCTTATGTACTTAAAGTTTGTTAGTGTAGATTGCCATGTACCAAGTATTGAAGCAAGCTCTACTTTTCTAGAAACAGACTCTTCATTATCATCTTCACGAATAACAACTTCTGACAAGTTACAGAACTGATTTGGTCTTAATATGATTTCTGAGCAGGGATTAGTTCCATAGTGTATCTCTGGGTCTCTCCCGCTCAATGCAGCTTGTTTTTGTGCTGCTGCAACATTATAGATTCCTCGCTCTCCAGATTTTGAATCGTATAGCGATTTCCATTCAGAAATAAATTGCTCCATATCTGGCTTTCTAGAATATGCTACAGAATTATTTGAAAGAGCACGTTGTGGATTGTGTTCCCACCAGTTTCCAGATTTTGCTTGAGCCATTTCTATATCGTTTATATTAGAAAGAGAAATCATAGCTGATCTGCGAACTCCTCCAACAACAACAACCTCGCCAATCTTACACATTATGTCATGCGCTTCAATTGGCTTAAGTTGTCTTCCTGCTGCATTTTTAAACTTTGCAATAGTAAAATCAAATAAGTTTACAAGAGGCTGCGGTCCAGATGATCTTCCGCCCATGGTTTTAAGCCTTGCACCAGCTGGTCTAACTTTTGTAACATCAAAGGATGGAATCTTTCCGTCCCATAGGCTTTTTAAAAGCATCTTGTAGGCTGTTGCCCAGCCTGTTTTAGAATCTTCTACAACAATAACATCAGAAACTTTTTCCAAAGTTTGAGGGATTGAAGGAAGCTTATTAATGTACTTATACTCTACTGAAAAACCAACTCCAGAGCCACACATCAATATATACATAGTTTCGTCAAATGCTCTTGGGTGATCAACTGGCAAATACGAACAATTGTATCCAGCAACGTTATCTCTTTCTAGGGCGGGACCAGAAGTCATAACAGCTCTCATAGAAGGCATTACATTTCTCTTGTATACAGCATCTTTAAGATTTGAAAGAAGTATATCGTCTGGAGTATAATCAAAATTTTCTTTTAGGTTGTTTAGCATAAAAGAAAAATATCTATCTACGGTTTCTTTCCATGTTTCTCTTCTATTTAAATCTGGTATCCATCTAGCATATCTAGAAATAGCTATAAAATTTTCGTATGGGTTTTCTATTAAAGCGCTATCTGCATTTGGCTCAAGTAATACCATTGGCTTCTCATCAAAGTAATCTGAGGATTTTTTAAAGTTTTGAATTTTTGTCATTTTGTCTCTTTTCCGCCCAACGGCACATAAAATTTAGTAAGAGTCTTATTCTACCAAAGTTCTTTATAGAAGGGAAGCGTTTAATAAAAAACAACAAAAACTAATTGTTTATTAGTTAACTAGAATATATAAAGTATTATATTTGGGTTGACATGTAACAATAATTAATGGTATTCTTATAGTTCGTTATCTCTATTGGAGGAAATGCCTATGGAGAATATAAAAGAAAAACTTAGCGATGTTTTACATCACTATGTTGCAATATCAGTAGCTGTATTGTTTTTATTTACTGGTCAACCAGAAATAATTCAATCAGCATCTGCTCTGGTTGTAAAACCAGATGTAAAAACCGAAGCACAACTTAACAAGGAAAAGCTGAAGCAATTCAGTAATACTGTGTGGAAACCATCTGAATCTTTAACAGATACAGAATTGGTTGAACTCCTCGAAGCCGTAGGCTTTGAGGGTAGCGCCCTTAAAATGGCGTGGGCTGTGGCTAAAAAGGAGTCTAATGGACGCCCAATGGCTTATAACGGCAACAGGAAAACTGGAGACAGTTCCTACGGAATTTTTCAGATCAACATGTTGGGAAACCTAGGTGATGATCGTAAAGAAAAATTCAAACTGGACAGTAACTACTCGTTATTTGATCCAGCAATCAACGCAGAGATAACGTATTATATGACCAATGGCGGTCAAGATTGGTCGTCATGGAAAGGTTTAACCGCTAAGACAAAAGAGTGGCTAAACAAATTTCCATCTAAAAGTTAGTAAGGAGTTAATATTAAGATACAAATAGTGTCTGAGTATTTAGCTCTGTCAAGAGAAGGCCTTGTGTCAGAGATGGTTTGTCCATTAGACCAAGGTCTTCTCTTTTCAAACCAAGACGGTGAAGAAGATATCTTCCTATACTGTCTTTCCTGCCAGTATAAAAGCTATATTGGTAGCGCTATATACTCAAAAATGTTAGAAGGTTTAAAGAATGCCACTAAATAATGAATTTGATGAGGCTTTAAGAGCTAAAGTTGCTAGAAATATTCCATGTATGCATATGCCTGGTTTGCTTCTTGCAGAAAAAGCTCTTATTGTAGTTAAAGAATATGCTGAAGAAGCTAAATCTAGAGGTTTAACAACCATTGATGAATTGCTTGAAGACATGAAAGTAAAAAATGGACAAGCCGAGTAATAACTTAGAAGATAACCTACCTATGGTTAACTACATAATGCTTCATAGAATATATGACGTATTGTGTTTAATTGCTAAAGGAAGTGTAGGTAGCAATGAGATCGAAAAAATGGTAAAATATCATGAAGAGGGATTTTTGCTGGGACCCTCCCCAGCATTTAGAGCGGAAGATGAAAAGAATGAATAAAGATAAAGAATCTGTAGTGCAACTTATGGTTGCAGTTTATGAAAGTATAAATACAAAAATGGCATTGATGTCTGGAATGACTGAAGAAGAAGTAGAAACAAAAACTCAAGAAGCAAATCCAGCAATGATTTACTATATGAGTGAAATTTACAACAAACTTGATGAAAATGACATTATAAAATACGAATAGTGTATAATTAGATTATGCCTAGATACCACACGAAAAGAATGTACGGACCATATTTCCCATGGGATCATGGAACTAAACATCCTTTAGAAGAAGTTAAAGTGTGGAAAAAAGAGCATAAAGTAACTATACTACAAAAAATTAAAAACATAATAAAAAGAATTAACTCTAGTCGAGCTTAGGCTCCTAAAGTTAAGCACGTAAGTGCGATAAACCCCAATCGGATCCGCCTCTGATTGGGGTTTTTATTTTCTGTCTTCATGCACAAAAGCTGCATAGACTATTCTTTCTCCATTGTAAAATTTATTTACAGCATGAGAATAATCAAGATTTCCAGGATGAACAAGTAAAGAACCAGCTTTTGGCTTAATCGATATATCTTTATTTACATATACTATTTCTCCACCATCAAAATCGTCAGTAATAAAAATAACAATTCCATGAGATACAAAGGTCGGTCCTTTTTGATCTTCTTCCCAATCATATGAGGCATCATCCTGATGAGGTTGCATCAAATATTTATCATTAGGGTTATCTGAAGTATGCCTGTATTTTGTAAAATCTATTTGTTCAGTAGAAGGTATTCTAATTTTTCTATTATTAGACTCTAACATAGTCTTTAATTTTTCAATATACTCAAACCATAAATCTATAACATCTTTATTTTTTCCTACTTTAAGCGTAAGATGAACTGGATGCTCGTTGTCTTCAATATATGAATTATTGTTTATTTCATTTATAAATAGGACTAAATCTTCTTTAGATATAAAGTTTTCTATATATATAATATTTTCATCGATATCAATCTTATTCACCAAAGATCTCCTTTTTCTTTTTTTCTACCGTTTCTAAATTATAAAAATCATTTGTGATATTTTCTGGAACCTCAACCTTTTGTGACCCATACGGCACAAATCCTTGAGATGGTCCCATTCTCCAAAAATGTGGAGTTATGTATTTAATACCTATATTAGGAACTGCTTCGTGTTCATTATCTAGGTCGCAGGATTTAAACATAACTATACTTCCAGGCTCTGGCTTTATTTGTAAATTATAATTTGGGAAATTTAAATATCCATCAAAATAATCATCATTATAGTATATGACAAATGAGTGCTCTAAGTCGTCATAAGGACAATCTGTATGCAAACCCCTGGATTGCATAGAGCCGTATCTACCAATAACATATCCAGGCGATGGTATTCTGGGATTTAAGATAGTATCTATACCTAAAATTTTTGCGTATTGGTTTGAGCATTCTACAACAGCGTTGTTAATAGATTCAAACACCCAATGACTTTCAATATTTTTCTTATTTGGGTCATATATATTTGGGTCATATATGCATTTAGCTAAACCAAAATCTTCTGGTGTAATTCCTAATAATTCCCAGCCTCTTTTTTGTTCTAATGAAAACGCATATTGATTTCCCCACGGAAGCCAATCAGTTATAATATCACTTGAAACAGAATCTATATATTTAATAATGTCATTTGAGTTAGGTATTGCATTCTTAAAATAAAAAACTTTATCGTTGTATATTTCAACTTCTATAGACATAATATATCTCCTTATTGATTGTTAAAAAGTGCGGCGAAAAGTGAGCCGAAAATTAGAGACCATCATTTTCATCTTCGTATAAACTTCTCAAATACTCCATATTAGCTAGACGTTGTTCCTCAGACCCTATTTTATGCTCTACTATAACACCTGCCCACATAATAAAAAGGAGGGTCGAAATAGGAACATCATAAGCTACCATATTAGTATTATACTCCATGTTTCACGTGAAACCAAGTAGGCCTATATATTAAACAATAGGAAGATCGATATAGCAAGAAAGCAAAGAGCAATAAATCTGATCTTCTTTTTTCTTGGCCATTCAGATGGCACTCTTACATTATCCATATTCTACTCCTTTGTAGGCCTATTGGGATTTGAACCCAAAGTCGATTGCATATAAGACAATTGCTTTAACCAGGTTAAGCTATAGGCCCTTATATTAGCCTATTATCTGGTATATGATACCAAGGATAAAAGTAATGACAGCTATTATGGCTACTGCAATAAGAGTCTTCATCTTTCTATCCCGCCTTTTCTTATGTATTTTCTTTATGTTTTTTAATTTTTTATCTGGGGATATTAGATTTTAGGAAAGCCCCCCTACCCCCCAAATTTTTTCTTTTTGGAAAGATAGAGAAGCACTCCTAAAACGATATTCTCAGATGTTATCTGGTACATATTGAGTTTCAGGGTAAGCCCCCACAAAGCAAACTTAGTGTAGCATTTTTTATTTTACAAAGTCAATAGTTCTATAAATATTTATGTGGAGTTGTGTAAAATCCTTCAGGCAAATCATCTTCCCCAAATATTCCATTTACAGCACTAGACATTTTAATTGAATCTATGCCTTCATATAGCTGATCATTTTTTCTTAATTCCTCAGCTTCAGGAAGTGATGCAAATCCAGCTACAATATATCTGACTTTATCGCCTCTTACATCTTCTGTATAGTGTGCATATTCTTCCCATCCAGGATGTAACAGCAAATCTCCTTTTTGTGGTTTATATTGAAAGCCAATATTTGGATAAGATATTTCACCACCGTCAAAATTGCTTATATAATGAGTAACGCCAAATACGCATTTATTGTCCATCCCCATTGATTCCACCAAATTATCTGCATGTAGGAACATAGACTGGCCTTTGGTCATTCTATGAACAGAGTTCATGCTTTCGACCCAAAGCTCTTGTCTAAAGAGCTCCTGTAGCCTTATACGCATATGTTTTAGCTCTGCGTCCAACTCTTTATCTTCTACAAAGAAGAATTTCCCATGCCACCATTCTCGCTTGTTTTTGTCCCACCAAATATCTTCTCCAAAAGATTCTACATGGCTTACAAGCCTATCGCATAGATCATCTGATAACCAGTTTTTTAGTACAACAATGTTTTTCTCAATTAGTACCGCATTAGGTTCTTTTTCTAATATTTGAGAAAGTTGTTTCTTAACTATAGATGCATATGGTTCCATGCTCTTATTATACACCGCCCTATATTCTAGTCAACTGCTTTTTAAGATCTATAAAAATGTTAATATATTTTTTACATGTATGATACACAATTTGGGCAAAACGGACATTTCGGATAGTGCGCCCATGTTTTAGGGTGTTTTGTGATGTATCTCACACGATTTTTTTGTGACTTACACCACAATGTCCGAATTATACGCATTTTGAATTAGACATTTGTCAGACCCCCATGCTATGCTTAAGGTATAACAAACAAACGAAAGGTAATCATCTAATGAATACACTAGAACGAATTAGAAAAGAACAACAAGAACGCTATGCGATACAGCGTGAAAAGGATAAGGCTAAGATAGAGGCTATGTTTTCTAATAACCCTCGCCCTTTAAATAACGCTTACCTACTAGCGAAAGAGGAAAACTAGTGTGACTAAGGTCACAAAAATACTTTTGCGACACACCCCCCTAACCTCCCCAATTTGTCAGACCCCCATGCTACAATTACAACATAACAACAACGAAAGGTCAGAATAAATGACACTAGATGAATACAAGCAAATGGTAGAGGCTCAACGCCTTGCCTCCCTCGCAATCGCCCTAGAGGCGCTAACTAAGTCAAACGCTATTGCTAAGGAGATGAATAAATAATGTCATACGCATACTCATACGAAACTAACTCAATCTCTAAATGGGACACCATTCAAGAAGATGTCGCAGACGCATACGCCTACCTTGATGAGGTAGATGAGGAACAACCTCCACTAGATGACTTCAATGATGAAGATACAGATGAACTAGCAAAACTATACGAACTAACTTGGGAGAACTAATAATGACTATCACTTACTCACTATGGGACGGCGCACAATTCTTGGGTTTCTTTACCGCAACTAGCGCAGACGAAATGAACAAGACAGTAAAAGATTTACAATCAATCTCTAAAAATGTAGTAGCACACCTACGAAAGGTAGAACAGAACTAATGACTATTGAACTAAATGAATACGGCTTAATGCTTGACCTAGGGGACTTCCTCTATCTATCCCTATCATGGGCTTTCCTTATCTTGTTCGCCGTTGTTTTTATCGGTTATAAGATTTATAAGAGAGTGCAAGCGCATAGATGGGCATCTCTAATTAAAAATGAACTAGATGAATTACCTAATGATGAATGGGGTATCTAATGAATAGACTACTAACTACTCTAGTGCAATTAGCCCTTATCGTTCCCGCCCTTATCATGGGGCGCATGATGTGGCGCGAGATCGTAGCCGACTATAGAGAGTGGGCTAACTCACACTAGCCTAACGGCGTGTCGGCTTGACATTGTCTAGCTGGCCCGCAAAAGAGCGGGGTTATCCACAGGGTTACGGGGGTTATCCACAACCCCCAGGTTTTGCAAGCACGACACGCCCGAGATCCGTGTGATTTTTATCACATGACTTGAGCGTCTCACATCATGGACTTACTCGCTAGTAAGTATCTTTTTGTCGGTGGTATCGGCTATAATTGCGGTATAACGAAAAAGAAAGGTGGTCACCATGACTACACTAAACACACTATGCAAGGCGCATGAGCCTCTTGTTTCCGCTATCTCCGAAATTGGAGATGAACAATTTACCCTATGCATGATTTGCGATAGCAACATTGAGCGTTATTACTACGATAGCGACCCTGAGCAATTTCCTACATGGACAGATTGGTATGTGACTAAATGAGTATTTGGACAAGGTTCGCTACTGTAAGCGATTACCCTAAAGGTATGATGAACGAGTGCGTGTGTGGGCAAGTAGTCCTAGCACCTAAGACACGACATGAGAATTGCGAGAATAAATAATGAGTACCTATGTACCAATTAAATCCGTATGTGGTGCGGTATCCACCACAATTAAAATGAACGACTATGACTTAAACCCTCATGGCGTTATCTGTTGCGATAATTGCGAAAGCATTTTGTTATGCCGTAAGGCGTGGGACTTTCTTTATAAGGGGAATAAATAATGCCAGTTTTTAATTTTGATTTATCCGTAACCATTGAGGACGATAATTTTGAGTCTGCCTTATCATGGTTAAAGGTTATTCCATTGGAACGCCTTGATTTTATTGTTGTCGATTATACAGAATTAGAGGTTAGCGAATGAAATCACAATTTGAGAAAGATTTAGAAATCAAAGAAAGTTTTATTGATTTACTAAATGAAATTTATCCAACTGTAAAAATTGGTTATTCAACTTTTACACCCGCCGAAATCTTAGAGTGTTGCGACCCTGTTGCTTTTGCGATTGGTTTAGTAGAGCATGAAGATTATTTAGCAGAAATGGAAAATGAATAATGGATTTTTTTGGATTTGAAAAAGCAATTGAAATTGATCATCTTACCGATGAGCAAATCTTAAAGCTTGAAGAAATTTTTAAAGATTTCGAATAAGTAACGGCGTGTCGGCTTGACAAAGCTGATGCGCCCGCAAAAGAGCGGGGTTATCCACAGGGTTACGGAGGTTATCCACAACCCCTGGAATTTGCGACACGCCCGAGATTTTGTGATTTTTATCACACGACTTGAGCGTCTCATTATTTGGAATTACTGGCTAGTAATTATCTTTTGTCAGTGCTATCCGCTATAATTGCTACTATCAACAAACGAAAGGTGACAACTAATGTCAGCAAATGTCTATTCAATAGAAAGCCTACTTATAGGAAAAACTTATCACTCACGCACTTTAACAGGCGAAATAATTGACGCAGAAAAGTCTGATGTCTTTTATGGCGCAGGTTTGGAAAGTTATCGGGTTCAGGTTCGCCCACACTATCCCTCAGTATTTAATCTAAAAGATACTTATCGCTATCTATCAGTTAAGGTCAGTGACTAATGATTAAAGAATACATTGACGAAAACGAATTTTATTTTATTAAAGATGAAATAAAAATCTGTTGTGATGAACAACAGTTTATCCATGTCTGCAAAGCGCATGGCGAGCAACAAGGTTGCTACTTTTGCGAATTTAACCCTTATGAGAATTGCGAGTGTGAAGGCTTATTCGATAGCCCCGAAGCCGACTAAATGTCAGTGGGCTAGGCTATAATAAGCAATAACAACAACGAAAGGAAAACTATGATTAACTCAGTAATGACGATAGATTGTAAAGATTGCCACGGATACGGCATAATCTTTTTTGGTAATGATAATGACTATGATTGCGAGCCATGCGATTGCGTGGAAGAATTGGAGAACAACTAATGTATAAACTAACTTGCGCTTATGACTCAAATGCTCCGCATTGGTCAGCGGAATACGAAAACGAATTTGGTGCGTGGGAAAACTTTTTCCTATTTACCGATTGGGGATTTGCTGATGAATACGCAACTGTAAATCTTTACACGCCAACAGGCAAATGCCACACAAAAATTTTTTACCGAGAAGGTCGAAAGGTCGTAATTAAATGAAAACTTTTGAATTCCTAACCTACATAAATGTAGAAGCAGAAAACTATGATGAGGCTATTGATGTATTTCAATTTCAATTAAAATACGGAATAAATAAAAATAATGTCTATGTCGCAGACATAACAGATTTAACTATCGAAAGCGTAGAGGTATAAAAATGATGACACGAAAAGATTATGTCGCTACCGCAGAAATTCTAAAGTATGCTAGCGATAAAACTCACCCTGCTGTATTTTCTAAAATGGTAAATGATTTCGCTGAAATGTTTGCGAAAGATAATGAGCGATTTGATGTAAAGCGATTTCATGAAGCGAGTGGGTATCATGTCCCAAAATTCACTTCGAGATAAGGTAAAGCGAATTCAGGAATTGCGTCGCAGTAATGCGGCGCAACCTGTTCGCAATAAGAAAAAATATTTTAGAAAGATCAAACATAAAAATAAAATTGCAGAGTAATGCATAGTTATGCAGCCCGCAATACTGCGGGGTCGGGCGTGTCGTTACGGGTGTGATTAAAATCACCCTGGATTTTTGTTAAAGCTCTCGGCGTGTCTTAGATAATGTCAGCCCATTCTGCTATACTTGCCATTCAACCAACGAAAGGCTCATCCCATGGATTTCTATGATGACTACTATGAAACAGATATGATACGCCCCGACGCTAAATCATGCTATTGTAAATTGCATTCTATTTGCACTAATTGCAAGGAGAGTTATAACTAATGACTAAACTAAAACGTTCTAATGATAGAAAGGTGGCTAATCTTGTCACAAAAAACGGAAAGCAAGCGGCAATTGCTAATACCTTCGGATTACCCGCAGGGAAAGCATATTCATGTCCTGGAGCGACTAGCATATGCGAAAGTGTTTGTTATGCTGGGAAACTTGAAAAAGTATTCCCAACAGTAAAAGTTAATCTATTACACAATTGGGAACTATTGCGTAATGCTGATTACTTAACCATGCTTAATCTAATATCTGAGATGATTGATGAATTCAAGGCTGATTGTGTAAAAAAGAATGCGCCTATGCTATTCCGCATTCACTGGGACGGAGATTTCTTTAATGATACTTATACTACTGCATGGTCTGATGTAATTAAACTTAATGATGATGTGCAATTTTGGGTTTACACCCGCGTTAAGTCTGCCGCGCTTATTCTTAAGGATATATCTAACCTATCTCTTTACTATTCAACGGATGATGACAATAAGGAGATTGGTCATGAACTAAAAAAGAATGAGGGTATTCGCCTTGCTTATCTAGGCAAGACATTTGCTGCAACAGAAGACACCATGAAACAATTGACGGGCAAGCCTGGCGCTAAGTGTCCTGAGAATATGAAAAGCATTCCGCTAATTAGCAATGCGGGATCTGCATGCGTGTCATGCGGTTTGTGTGTTTACGGAAAAGCGGATATTAGATTTTCTGCAACTAAAAAATAAATTGCAGCGTGTCGGCTTGACAATGTCAAGCTGGCCCGCAATATTGCGGGGTTATCCACAGGGTTACGGTGGTTATCCACAACCCCCTGGAATTTGTGAGATTAATCACAAAATAAATTAGATAAATCTTGGGCGTGTTGCATAATTTGTCAGTGGCATAGGCTATAATACTCTTATACCAACAACGAAGGGCAATAAATGAAAATAGAACACAACCTAAAGTTTGTTACAGAGTTTAAGGAAGGTCACCCTATAACTATGCAAATGAAAATGCTTGATGAAGGCACTCGAACACTCATGCTAGAGTCACTACTAAAAGAATTAGTCGGTAGCCGACTACAACCTATCCTTGATGAAATTAACGCAGGCGGTTCATACGCAATTCTAAAGGTGGCAGAATAATGGGATACACAACAGCGTTAGACTTATCAGAAAACTTAGACATAACACTAGAACAGGCTATCGGTTATCACTTACAGGGTAATCACTATCCACCCGTTCCGCTTTCTATGGTGCAACCTTGCATTGATGCTATTGATGCTATCCATGCGGGAGAATACGATACTCCAATAGCGTTGCCCGAAGGCGTAAAATACAAAGATAGAACAACAGCACCCGCTTGGGCTATTGCTGAACAGCACCACTTAGACGCTTGGCTCACTGAGAGCGAATACTAAGATCAGAATTAGGCGTGTGAGATAACTCACACGCTTGAAATCTCAAATAATGAGATAGGGCTAGACTAATGTCAGACCCCAATGCTATAATTACCAACCTAACAAAGAAAAGAGGCAATAAATGACAATCAACGACAAGTTGTATCAGGTAGGCGATTTATTCACTACCCTTAAGTCAAAGAAAACAGGTGTGATTAAAGAAATCCACCCACAAACATCTGGCTCGGTGCGTGTGCTATTGGAAATGCCCAACAAGGAAACTCGTTGGACTTCCGTATCCGCTCAAACACTACTAGGCGTTTAATTTAATGGGAGGGGGGTCGCAGAAATGTCAGACCCCCCTGCTATAATTACTTCATCAACCCAACCCACAACGAAAGAAGGAAACAAATGGCACGACAGAAAGCAATTAGCGTAAAGATAGCAACACCAAAGGTAATCAAGGCACTAGAAACTCGATTAACAAAGTTAAATGCTGATTACGCATCACAAGAAGCCAACGAAGCAAAGCACGAAAAGGCTTTAGAAAAGTGGCGCAAAGAAGTAGCAAAGTTCGCTATGGCTAATTTTGCTAAGGCAGAAAACTTCCGCACAAACTATCGCTCATGGAACAAGACACTTAATGTTGATTTTGATTTAACAGTTAATGAGTCAGACTTTCCTAAAGAGCCTGAGAAGGACTACGAAGTTCTCCACCGCCACTCATACAATGAGATGAAAGAGGAGTTGGAAAACGCAATTCGTATTCTAAAGATGACAGATGAGGAAACAGTAAGCACAAGCACTTACAATGCTATTGCTCGTTATCTCTAAATAATCCAACAACCTGAGTAAGTTGCTAAACTGCTCTCCCTTCGGGGACAACTACTAACAAAGGCAAATAATGAAAAATCGTTTCAGAGTAGAAATCTATGATGCAAACAAAAATAATGATGTAACAATTTATTCAGAGCAAGGCGTTGATAAGGATTATCTAACGGAATTAGCATTCTCTAATAGAAGAAATTTCTTAGGTGATGTACGTGCTTATGTCTATGATACTTTAAAGAAGACTAAGACAACTGCTCTTTACCTCCCGTCCGAAGTTATTAACTTCAATCGCAAAAACCAATTAACCAGGGATGAGTTGGGCCTTTAGGGATCCAACGCTGGCTGCATATGCAGCTCGCCCGTATAGCTAAGGGGTTATCCACAGGCTTACGACCACTTGTGGATAACCCCTGGAATTTGTGATAATGATCACATCTCAAAATGTGGACATCTAGTAACTAATCATAGACAATGTCAGTGGCAGATGTTATACTTATGACTAATCAAACGAAAGGTAAAAAATGGCTCATAATCTAGAAATGGAAAACGGCGAAGTTGCGTTTGCACTTCGTGGCGCACCTGCTTGGCACAACCTAGCAAATCGCATCTTTACACAAGATGAAGATGTTACAACTCAAATGATGTTAGATGAGGCAAAACTTTCCAACTGGAATGTTCGCCTGTCTCCACTAACTGACCACATCTCAGATACATGGAACGATGTATCTAACGCATCTCTTGTCATTCGTGACAACCCATTCAATAATGGAACTGATGTTCTCGCAACTGTCGGCAAGCGTTACAAGCCTGTGCAGAATGAGGAACTATTTGCATTTGCTGATGCAATTCACGATGCCAATGCTGATTGTCGCTGGGAGTCTGCTGGCTCACTTCGTAGCGGTAAAGTAGTATTTGGAACTGTGGACATTCCTCGCACAATGGTGCTTGACCCACAAGGCGCAAATGATGCAACTAAGTTGTATCTAATTGTTTGGACTTCACACGATGGTTCTGTTGCTGTTCAGGCAGCCGTTACTCCTGTTCGTGTTGTTTGCCAAAACACATTGAACCTCGCAATGCGTAATGCAAAGCAATCATTCAAAATTCGTCACACCCAATCTGTTGAGGGTCGTATTCAGGTTGCTCGTGAAACTCTTGGGCTTGCTCTTGGTTACTTCGATGAATTTGAAATTGAGGCTAAGGCTCTATTTGCTCAAGCAATTACAGATGCTGAGTTCTCTAAGTTAATTCAGACAATCTATCCTAAGCCTGACAAAGATGCGGCAAAAGTTGCACTAACTAAGTGGGAGAATAAAGTCGTGCTTCTTGATGACCTTTATCATAACTCACCAACTAACGCTAACATCAAGGGAACTAAGTGGGGTGCGTTCAATGCACTAACTGAACGCCTTGACTACTATCGTTCAGGTCGCGGAAATTCTGAAACACTTATGGCGGGTGCATCAGGGTTTGACCCAATTCTAACTGCTGAGAAAAACAAAATCAAGAAATTGGTTTCTGCTTTCTAAATAAATAATTCCTGAGCATGAATAAAAACTGCTCACAATTTTTTTTTGATCCATTAGCTCAGTTGGTTAGAGCGCTACCCTGTCACGGTAGAGGCCGTCGGTTCAAGTCCGATATGGGTCGCCAAGGCCCGTATAGCTAAGGGGGCAAAAAACGTGTTACGGATCACAAAAGAAAATCCCTGGAATCTATTGTAAATGTCAGTGGGCTCCTGTATAATTCTCTTCATGACCAACGAAACCATATCAAGTAAGTATACATTTGTCTGCGACCCAGATGAATGCGATTCCCTAATAGAACTAACATCATCTGACGGGTTTGGATTTCCGTCAGGTGTGACCGAGCTCACATGCCCGTGTGGTCGTAAGACCACATTATTGTCAGTGGAGCATGCTACAATTGCACCAACAAACCAAACGAAAGAGGAAACAATGGAAACAACAGATACAACAGTATCACCTGCAGTAGAGTACAACCCTGATTTATTGGTTACCTACAAAGTTATTAGTGGATACTCAGACCCAACATATGCTACAGACAAAGTCCGCAACATTGAATGGGAACTTCATAACTCCCGAACTAATTCAAAGATTGCTTCAGTCTTAACAAATAAGATTGCCATGGCTAAGGATGTTTTATCCGAAGCATATGCTGACTCACTTGACCAAGAAACACTTCAAGCAATTGCTGAAGCGCTAGACATTCCTTTAGTTAAAGAGATTGAATGGTCTGCAACTATTGAGGTTAGTGGAACATTAACAATTGATTTGCTTGAAGGTGATGTAGATGTTGAATCAGAAATCTACGACAATCTTTATGTTGAATCACAGAACGGCAACATTGAAGTAGGAGATGTTGAAGTTACGAATGTTCGTGAGAACTAATGTACTTTGAACTTACCGCTCCCGATAGGCTATCAATGGAGATGGCTTATTGGGATGCACAAATAACTGGACTTGACCCTCAAGCAATGTCACCTTTGACATTCAACATTGGAACTGGTAGTATTGAGAAAGTAAGTCGTCTTAGAGATAAGTACAACTTAACTGAATCTTATGTATCAGACTACGAAACCACAGGTTATTAAGGAGAGATTATGTCAGAGTATAAAGATGGTTGGGCAGACGGTTATAAGTTTGCTCGTGATGAGATAATGGAAAAGTTATCAGAGATTGATATTAATGATATCGATTCTTGGATTCTTGACCGTCTATCTGAGATGATCGAAGGTGGAAAACTATGATGGCTGAATGGCTTAAGTGTGACCAATGTGCAGCACAGGCTATGTGGGAAGCAAAGAAAGATTCATTCTCTCTTTACTTCTGCGGTCACCATAAAAATAAACAGGGCGAGTCTCTTGTGGACTGGGCCCATGAGATGGTACAATTACTCAACTACGAAAAACAACTAGAAACGGCGGAATAAAATGGGCGACAGAGCAAACTTTGGATTCAGAGATTCCAAGGAGAATGTAGTATTTTTATATGGACACTGGGCTGGCCATAACATGCTAGCCAAGTTAGCAAATGCTGTACAGGCAGCAGAGTCACGTTGGCAGGACGAATCATATGCAACACGTATTGCTATCTCTAATCTAATTGGAGAAGACTGGACACAGACAACAGGCTGGGGAATCTATGTCAATCAACTAGGGGACAATGAGCACAAGGTGCCTGTCATTGACTGGACCAACCAAACCTTTACACTGTATGAAGAGGACCTAAGCACGGTAGTGTTTAGTTCAACATTATCTGCATTTGTAGATAAATACAGTCGACTAGTTATGGTATAATAGTATCAGGACTAAGGTCCTGGTTTTAATAGGAAATATAATGGTGCATCTATCAGTCTACGGGCCAGGTGCTAAGTAAAGCGGGTTTATTTCTTTCGTTGGAAATCCAGGCAGCCATTCTAAGACCCCCAGGTAAGATCTGGGGGTTTTTCTTTTGCCCGCAAATACTTGAGGGTAACATATTGTTGTTACGATTGTCAAATATATTTCCCAGGAATTTTTGTGATCTTGACCACAAAGCTGAATAATGTGGCATGTATCACATGCCAATTCTATTCCATTTGTCAGTGGTCCATTGTATAATTGGAACATATCAACGAAAGGATATAAAATGCCAAATTGGGTATTTAATGGATTAACAATTGAAGGTAATCCTGAGCAAGTAAAAACTCTAATCAAGCAAATGAATAAGCCATTTGTTTATTCTATTAATGCAGTAGGTGATTTAGCATATGATGTCAAGCAGACTAAGTATGTTAATCCTATCTTTGCTTTTCATAATATCTATAACTATAGAGATGCTGGTATTACTGATGAAGTTTATCATGGACAACCTCCTCGTTCCACCGACTTTTCTCAGGCAATGAAGTTTGAAACCAATGACTGGTACAACTTCAATGTGCGTGAGTGGGGAACCAAATGGGATGTTGCTGTAGCCGAGGATAATGTTTATCCTGATACAACTATTGAAGAAGCAGAAAACGGTGAGAACTATGTAGTTCATTACAACTTTAACACTGCATGGTCACGACCTCTTGGTGCTATCTCTAAACTATCTGCACAATACCCAACACTACTATTTACTTTATCATATGAAGAAGAAACAGGTTGGGGTGGAGAAATGGAATTCCTCCGTGGTGAAGTTATCTCAGAATCAGAATACGATAACATGTGCCGTGATTGTGATGCAACTGACCAAATGGAATACTGCGACAATGACTGCGGTGAAATCTGTGGCAACTGCAACTGGCTTGGCGAGGCAGACCTAGAGGCTGTCGCAATTTGTCAGACCCATAAGATATACTTAGACACTAAAGTACCCGAATATAGAAAGGCGGAAGCATAATGGAAGCATTTACAGATACAGTAGGAGAACATATACTTGGAGCAATTCAAGTAGAAATTGAGCAAGCATTATTTGAAGATTGGAATAATGCTAACTTAGATGAAGGAGAAGCATTTGCTGAATATAAGTTCATGCAATTTGCTCCTGATAACTTAAAGCAATCATACAATGAATACTATGGTTATATTGAGGGAGATGAGTTCTGCTTATGATGCTAGGATATGATAAAGAGGATATTGCTATTATGCAAGAATGTATTGAGACTGCTAAACAGTTTTATCTTTCTTACCCGTCCGATCTAATGGATAAGACAAGAGTTACAACTGGATTAGAACAAGCCAACTCATTCTTTGACGGGCTTTGGGCGGAGGGTTACTTTGACTAAGTCATCACACTTCCTGGAATACATGAAGATACATAAGATTAGTTTAGAACAAGATTTAGAAGATGCTAGAAATAACATCCCTATATCTGAAGATGAATACTTTGAATCAGATAGTTATTACATGGGTGCTATTGATACTATGGAACATATTTTGTCAGTGGCCTCTGATATAATGAATGATAACGAAAGGATATATTAATGAACTCAGAAGACATTGGGCTCCCGCCCCATTTGCAACGTTTAGTTAATGCAGGTGTTAGTGGATTAGATATAATGCACGGTGAACTAAAGAATCTAATGCTAATTGCTGAGCAGGAACTAGCAGACGCAATCGAACGGGAAGAAGAATCAGAAGAAGCAATGGACTCTATGGTCCGTACTGAATGCGAAGGGTACCTTGACGCCCTAGTAGCACTATATGAACTAACATACCAACTATCATTTGCGATTGGAGCACGTGGTGAAGCCTGAAGATAAAGATAAATTAAATAAGTGTTTAGAGATTCTAGATGACACAGACTTAGGTCTATCATTAGTTTGGCTATGGACATGGTCGACAATTAATAATATACTAGAGGATGACACCTATGTTGCCAAGGCAACCCAAGACGAGATGTGGGACCACCTGTGTGAGGCTGTAGATGCTGGTATGGGCTTCTCCTTGGAGTGGGGCGCCGAGCAACATCAGGAAGAAGTTTTAGATTGGATGATGAGCAGGGACTACATCGTAGACCCTGAAGATGAAGAAGAGGAGGACGAAGATGAAGATGAGTGATAAGTATCTAAACGATCAACTTAGTAAAGCCCAAAAGCTTTTGTGGGGTGGGTCCGAAACAGAAAACATTGAGGCACACAACATCATTGCTAAATTAATTAAAGATAAAATAGAACAGGTGGAACTATGAGCAAACAGTGGAAAGTCTATGGAGACATAGTACAAGACTATTACATTATTGTAACGGCAGATAACCATGATGACGCTTGGAATGCTGCAGTGGCAACACCTAAGAAAGAGTGGAAGAAAGAACCTGCTCGCAATAAGGGCAATAACATAGAGCCCTATAATGTGGAAGAACTAGAACTTACAACTAAATAAAGATAGGTTGGGCCGTTATGGACAATTCGGACATAACGGTCATAATCTAAGGGCACGGGCAAAAATTTTGCTTTACGTACCCTATTTACAAATCGCCGAAATTCGGATATAATATATATAACAACTGATCTAGAAAGGATCAAACAAATGACATCAACACCAACAACAACTCGTGAGTACCTAAAGACCCAGGGAATTTCTGTGGGCAAGCGTGGCCGCTTCTCAGCTGCAGCTCTAGGAGCTATCAGCAAGGCAGCACAAGAAGGCGTAGTCTTTACAGACAAGAAGAACGTCAAGTAATAAAATAAGTGTGGGGATCCTCCTCTCTGTGGGAAACGGGAAAGGGGAGGGTCCTCGCTTCATTTACAAATGTCAGTGGTCAATGGTATAATCAAAACGAAAGGCGGAACTCAATGGCTAAAGCGAACGAATTCAAAGCGGCAGAAAAACTAACAGACTATCTAAACAATGCTAACTTCTCACCTGCCGTAATGGCAAATGTATTAACAACTGAACATACCTTGTATACCCAAGATAGACTAATGGAACTAGTTAAATACATTATCCAATACAATTCCCTTAGATTAAAGTCAGAATGGGATAAGGGATACACATCCGAAGGATTGCTTATGGCAGATGCTCTCAACGACATCCTCGAAGCAAAATACGGGGCGGTGGATAGAAACCTAACTATTAAATCCCTTGAAGAAACAAGAGTAAGAGATAGCAAATACATAATGGATCTAGATTCATTCTAATATAACTTCCCCTATGGGGCATATGGCTTTAATTAGCTATATGTCCCATTTTTGTATGCCCATCTTATGGGCCAAATTTCTTCTTTACGACGCATGTAAAAATACGCTGGAATTTGTATGCATATTGAATAAAATCTGTCAAAATCTGTATAGAATATCTCATTATATGAGACAAATTATACAGAATTAGACATAATTTTTTGCCATAAATATGGGCCAAAATTGCTCTTTACGAACAAATAAAAAAATTTCCTGGAATATCTATTGACATATATTGGCCAATATGCTAAGCCTTGGCCATATATTACGATTACGATTATGAATGCCCTTGTTCCATTACACTAGTATATTTAACTATATATAATGATAGTATTTGGATCTAAATTGATAGTATGATTCTCCACTTTACTCCACAATACTCCACTAAATAAGCCTCTAGGAGGCTCATACAAGGGAGATAAAGGGAGGGGGGATATTATAGGTAGCGCTTAAATTCTTTTGGCATTTGGGCAAAATCAGCCTCATCACAAAGTCTCTTTGGATTAGCTGGATCTTCGCCAATACAGCCACATGCTCCAGGTTTATCGCTATATGATGTATTAGATCTAATGTCTTTATTAAACTTTTCACCAAATGAGGAAGATGATCTTATATCTCTTAGTTCTGATACAGATACTGGATACTGAGCTATATTCCCTTTATCAAAGATAGTTGTAAGTATAAATGTACCTAGTGATATATTGAACCAGAAGAATACCTTACCCATACTAGTACTTATCTCACCCTTAGCTTTTGGCATCCCGCCCAATTCCATCAAGTAGACTTTTTCTTCTTCGTTAAAAGACAGATATGCTTCAACCATGTCGTCATCAACATCTATTATACCTACACCGTATAGCTCAGCAGTTCCTTCTACATCAGGCCAAGCAGACTCATTTGGGTAATTATCGACAAATTCTTCTGCATCGCCTTTGGATAGTCCATATTCTTCCATGGCTCTCATAATCTTATCTTTATTTAGATCCTTTACTAGATCCGCAACCATGTATTTTTTCATAACCCTATTGTACCCTGCTTTTGTTTTTAGATGGTCTTCTAGACCAAGATGAAGCCTTATTTGCATTAGTTCCTCTAGATGTAGACTCTATTAGGGCTTTATTCTTATCTAATGCTTCTTGGGCATATTGAAGCTGTTGATCCCAATTGAACTTCCGTTTTTTTGCCATACCTATTTGCCACCCCGCCTTTTATTGCGTATTATTCTGGCTATGACTACTATTGATATTGTGATACCAAAGAGTAACAACCATCTATCTGAATAGTCATAATTCCAGCAGTCACCGCCTGTATAGCAATTGGGATCTCTACCTATAATCTTATCTATCATCAGTATCCCCCAAGACATTCATTACGAGTATGATATAGTCTGATCTTAGTCAATATCTTCTTAGTTGGAGCGTTTAATGGCTCTTGGCATGCACCGCATGCCATATCCCATTCACCGCTAAAGAAGTCATATTTAGCTCCCTTAAAATTGGCATATTTGTGTGCCACAAAAGTAGCAAATGGATCAGGTATCTCTAAGCTCTGTAACATATATTTATTATAGCATTTATGTCAGGTACTGACAAGGGGTCTCTACTTTTCGACTTCACTTTTTCGATCAAATATGATATGATTATGACATATGATTACTACAAGTATATTGGAAACTATTGAGAATTGCAAAAAAGAGTCTAAAATTGCTGTTCTTAAGGACTTCTGCACCAACACTCCATCATGGCAAGAGTTTATAGATTACATAGATAAAACCTCTAATGCAGAAAACCCTATAATGGGTCAGCCAAACGAAAGAGATAAGAAGTTTGGCGCTGTAACAATTAATAACCTTATGATTAAAGAAAACTTTTATTTTTACATGTCAGGCAGTGGTCTTTTAGGGGAATCTAGCGAAAAGATAGAAAAATATTTTACTGATGTATTTAATGTTCCAGGTGGAATAAGCACTGTTTATGTCACTTTATCTAGTAATTTAAACCCTGTAGAATCTCATTGTGACACCCAAGAAGTTTTATACTGGCAATGTATAGGATCAACCACATGGAATTCTCAAGGTGAGACATATACAGTAAATCCAGGAGACATGGTGTATGTACCGTGTGGTGTATATCACGCAGTAAATTTTCCTATGCCTAGAGCTGCTATAGGGTTTAGCTGGAAATTATGAAGATAATCCTTTAAATGAATGACATGCACATACGCCTACTACCTTATATGTTTGATCTACTTCAGCTAAATCATTGTATGTAGCTACAGCTTGGCAGTAATGACATCTGTCTGTCTTCTCCGCCTTTTCTAGATATGCTTCAAGGTTATCTAGTATACCCATATTACTTGTTCCTTGGTATGAGGTTCTGAGGGCCTTCTGTGCCGAATAGAGACTTCTTTACAGGTACGCAGTTAGGGACTCTTCTTCCGCCCTTGTCCTTCATACCCACCTGCTTGTATCCGCTCCAGCAAGCCTTCTCAATGTTGTCCCACTTATCTTCATCTGGGTTCTCTGATTGATACCCTTTTGAGATCTCTTCATCTGTTAATTCAATATTATCCATATCTATAGTTTACCATATCTATCATTATCTGCAAGTATCTCCATAAGCAATCCTTGGGGTACATCGTGGCCTGCTTTAATATGCTCTCTCACATGGGTAATCAAATGCCCATCATCGTGGATCTCTTCTGACATTGAGAATAAGGAATACTCATCTGAACTTTCATTTAGCCAACATGCAGCACACTCTATCCATCCGCCTACATGAGCGTATATATAAATGTCGCTGTCTGTAAATCTAGAGTATGCCATCGGTTCCCCCTATTAATGTATCTTGTTTATTCCCTTTTTAGACCAGTGTAAATAAGATTTAACACCTACTATCCCATAAAGGATAGCGCCAAGAATAAAACCGTACTGCTTTGTTATCAAAGCATATGCAGTCCACATAAATTCATTAAATATGAACCAGAGCCAACCAAATCTTTTCTTCCTGCCAATTACAAACATAGCTGCTGCACCGCTTAAAACAAGCACGTATGAGGCGTAGCTATTTACCCACTGTTCCATATTTAATATACCCTTATCGTTAGATATCTATTATACCATCAGTTGTGTCAACGTAGTTGACTGGAAGCTCTATATTTTCGGCGGGCTCACTAATTGGGATCTTATTTTCATGATATTGTAAATGAAAATCTAATAATTGATGTGTAGTTGCACAAAAACATATTGGGCAATGTGTGATCCATTGAGATTTATCTTCCCAATGTTTAGGCATTAAGCTCCAGGTGAGGGAGTCGGGCCATCTGTTCCACCTTAGTCCTTATCCATTTCTTTGTATAGTTGCTTTAAACCATTAAGGGTCCCCACATCCATATATTTACCACCAGCACTTACGGACCTAATATTCAAATTCATATCAATCCACTCTTGTATTTGCTTCCCTGGGTGTTCCAACTCTGGGTCTATATATCGTACCAGGTTTTTTCTAAACAACATTGTGCCCCACATATGCTTATAGTCACAGTCAGCAGACTTATCCTTTGATCCAATAACTTTATTGCCAGAAATTAGTACTTGTCCTACCTTGCCTTTTATATCATCAGTGCATTCCCACGTTCCTAAAATAAGATCTCCATCAACCGCAAGCATTTCTTTATAAATATTTTTGTGTGTTTTATGTATGTAAGTGTCTGGCATACCAACAAGAACAGTATCGTTACAATCTCCTACCATAAATTTTATAGCATCAGACATTGTTGATGGCTCAAGAACAATAATCTTGACATTCATGTCCATATTTTGTACTATTGGAACCCACTCAGGCCTTGTTGCAACTCTTACTTCATCACAAACCTCGAGCATCTGTTCAACATGCCACTGCAACAAAGACCTTTCATCAGATATTGGCAAACAAAATTTAGGTATCCCACCAATTCTTGAGGATCTTCCAGAAGCTGGTAAAACTCCTATTATAGCCATTCTTGATTCCTTCTTACATCTATGTCCCAGGTTCCCATTATTTTAAATTCTTGAGATTTTTTTAATTCTAAGTACTCTTTATTTTTAACATATGTCTCTTTAGATTTTTGGAAAAGAAGTTCATCACTTAAAACTGTTTGTGATGCTCCATGTGGAACAGAAACATCTACTGCTCTATTAAGAAAATGTAGTTGTGGCAACTTTTTTTTACTATTATGTATAAATAATCTTTCACGATAATCGTCATCTTCGTATACATATGGATAAAAGTATTCGTCAAATAGTCCTATATGTCTAACAACATCTTCACCAACAGAAAAACAACTAAACCCCTCACTGCTGCAAATTATTTTTGACTCACCACTCATCTCATGCATTTGTTGTAGAGACTCTGGCATCCAGTGGGTATCTGCAGAAGAAAACATCCAATATTTTTCATGAGGATAAAGTTTAATTGTAAGGTTCCAAGATCCCGACATTCCGAGGTTGGATGGAAGATTAAGAACCCTTATGTTTAAATCTTTTCTTTTAGGTTCATATATTTCTTTACCATTGTTAATAATTAATATTTCTTTGATAGGGTAGTTTATCAATCTTAAATTTTCATCTAACAGATCATATCTGTTTAAAACTGGTATTGATAGGATTGGTATCATAGGGCTTCTTTTAGCCAATTGTCTTCCCATAATCCAACCAGGGATTTGTTACCAATGTCATTAAAATAGTAACGATTTAGTTCACTATCATATTCCCAACCGTACCAAGTGTCGCCTTCCATCCAGCTGCATGAGGCTATATCTGTTAAGTCTGAATTAGTAAATACATCAGACAAATGATCATACATATGCACTTCTTCAAATATAGCTTTTCTAAGTGGTGCCCACCAAAACAATTTATGAACTAACCAATCAATCATTATTTTCTGGATCCTTTTCCCATGTAAGTTTTCCATCTTTGTAGACTGGCCAATATCCTAATGAACGCCAGTCCATCTTCATTATTTTAGGCTCTTTCATACCGCCACCTGGATTGGAATCATTGCAGTGCATCTTTCACAATATTGATATGTTGAGCCAGTATATGGACATGTGCCTGCATCTACAAGGGTGTGTCCTTTAATCATGCATATAATCTTATTTATCATTATAGTTTATTATATAATATATTACAGTTGCTGTCAATAGCTTTTATTTTTGTCGGTTTTTATAACTGGATCTAATCTATCCCAGTGTCCATTTTTGCTTCCTTGATAGACTTGACCAGTTTCTCTATCAACCAATAGCCATTTTTCTGGAGATTTTGTTTTAACCTGCAGTATAACTGAGTCAGATAATGATTTAAAAACAAACCCTTTTCTCAACTTTACCCCTTAATTGCTAGTACGCTTTTTGTATTCAAAAGCAAATACTTTTCTCCGTCTTCATCTTCAATATCTGTTCCGCTATTTTGGTTGTAATACACGCTATCACCAATATCTAATCCATTAATTGGTATAAGCTCACCTTTATAGTTGTGCTCACCATTTCCAAGATCAACTATCTTACCAGTTCTAAGATTAGACTCACTTAGTGAGGCCATAAGCACTATACCAGATGATGTGGTCCTATCTTCAATTTTATCTTCTTTTACTAACAGAAGGTTACCGAAGGGCTTGATCATTTTTACTCCTCAAAAGACTGTTGGCTTGCCCAAAAACGATCCTGTACCGATTTTTCTTGTATTTTTTTTGCTTCCATAATTGTTGAAATTTCTTGATAAAGTCTATATGAAAGATAGCCGCATACAACTAGAGATAATATAAAAATAATAATAAGTGTTTTCATATATTAATTATACTACAATTAATACGGATAGTCAATAGTTAGCAGGTTTCTCCGCTAGAAATAGCTCTATCATTTAAATCTTGAAAACATGTACCATAAAGAGTATGTCTTTCTCCATTTTTTACTGGAGTTACACGGTGAGTAAATTCTTTTGTCATTGGTATTGATATTAACATCCCAGGCTGTGGCTTAATAACATATGCCTTGTAAGCAAATTCAAGCTGGCCATCTTCAAAATCATCATTCAGATAAATAGACCAAGCTGCAGTCATTCCAAAATCATTAAAGTCTGGATCACCAAGCTCTGCGGCCATGCTCTTTTCCCAATGCCACTGATATGCACCGCTATGATCAGAATCATCTAGAGGCCAAAAAGATTGTAGAGTTGTATCTTCGTTTAATCTATTTGGAAGCACAACTTTCATTCTATCAAATACTCCTTCAGATTTATAGAATAGCTCTGGGTGGTATCTTGAATCAGTTTCTTCTGGAAATATTGCACTATTACTTAGATCTATTCCGCGTGTTGGGCATATTGTGCCTTCTGGATGTATTCTGTAATTAACGCCAATAAATTTATTTCTAATAGAACTAGATCTAGAAGTTAAGTACCAGCCAGTTTTCTCATCACAGAATGGCTTAAGATACTCTAACTCTTCTTTTTCTAAAAAGTTAGGTATATACCATAGTTCCTTATCAATTATAACTTTTCGGTCTTCTAATGTTTGTTTATTTTTTAAAAAATAATCAATAAACTTAATATCTCTTTCAGATCCAGAGTTGCTTATCTCATCAAATTCCATTATTCTTTTTCCTCCAATGGTATATCTTTTATATTTTCATTAAAATACTCATCTGATAACTCATAAAACCACTTTGTAAGCTGATCCAATGTTATCTTTCTTGTTTCTATCTTATCTAAATGGGTGTTGTTAAGATTAACTAAATAGGTTCCGTCATCTTCTTTATTATAAGAAACCATACCAGTTTCAGTCATAAAAGAATAATCATATGCATCGCCGTTTTTATCGATCCCCTCGGAATTATCTGGAGATCCAAAGATAAAGGTACCGTGGTGCTTGACAGCCTTTTCTAAATCAAACATCTTCCTCTGTAATTATCTGGTCAACAACTACTCCAGCTGGAACATTACCAGCTTTAATTGCTGCCTCTTGATTTCTTCTAGCATTACACTTAATGTCTGCAGAAGTCAAGCTTTCCATTAGTCCTTCTGGTAATTCTTCTGGGTTGTCTACTCCAGCATATGGATTTTCTAGCAAAGGATGTGCTACTTTGTCTTTCCACTGCTGCTTTAATTGATACTGATGAATTCTTTCCTTAAAAATTAATCTTTCCCACTCTTGCAGCTGTGCTTCAGAGTACCATGCATCTGCATAATCCCAGAATATCACTATGGTATATCTAGTTCCTGCAGTAATCTCGGTAACGCTATGAATATTCTCTACGCCTCCAGGAAATGACACAAAAGATCCAGTAGGTGGAACAACATCTAGATTATGATCTCTAAACTTTAAAACTCCACCATCATAATCTGGCTGGCTGTTTAAGTATATTCCAGAGTATTGCTTGTTATCAGCCCAACCCATGTCTTCGCCATCAAGGTCTGTGTTATCTGAGTGATCGTTTGCGTAAGCACCAATCTCCCACTTCTGTGCATGCATACTGTTAATCTTCATAGGCCTTCCAGCAGCATCAGAACAATACTGAATCATTCTTTGTCTTAGGGTTGCCATGTATTCTTCAGTTATTGAAGTACCATGATCTTTGGTAAATGGAGAAACGACATGCATACCGTAAGATCCGTAGAAGCAAATAAATCTCCACTCTTCCTCATTTGCGTTAAAGAATTTAATTAATTCTTCACACTCTTCTTTAGAAAGAAAGTTTTCGTACTGCCAAATCCCAGTTCCCCCTCCTCCTAGGAGTTTTCCTCCGAGTTGACTTGTGGTCTGTGATAATGCTTCCATAATTAAACCTTCTTTCTACCAAATTTTTTAGGTGGAACTGCTGGTGTTTCTCTTCTAATTCCATGCTTATTGACATCAATTTTCATTGGTGGTCTTTTTTCTTGTATACCAGATTTAAATTTACCCTGAGAAGGATTCTTTTTTGTTGCCTCTCCAGAGTTTACAACATTTTCTGACACTATGCTCCCTTAATTTGTGAGATGGTCACAACATTGTTACTAGCTGGTGATGGAGCTGATTCATTTTGAATCTGCTCATCTTTTCCACATGAACAATCTTTACACATTATTGATTCCTCTGATCTGATACATCCTGGATACTAACTTCTTTAACTCCAGTCTCGCTGCCTACGCTTTCGCAACCGCATTCAAAGCACATATTACTTAGGACCTTGAGCCTGCGCTTGGTTTGAAACGTCTGTTGATGGGAATGCTGCCTTTGGATCAGCTGCGTACTGCTCGTTGTTTCCCCATACTGTTGAATCGTTTACCTTTGGTGATGTAAATCCGTTTAAATCTTTTCCGTCTGACATTTTATTACTCCTATAGGTTATTTATTTAAGCGGGACTAGTATTCCGCTTATAGGACTATTATAGCATTTAGTTGATTAGGACTTGTATTGCTTATGCCAGCAATCATCGCATATATCTATGATTGGGCCTTCTTGTTTTCCAGAAAGCCTTGTTGCCTTATTATTACAGTCTTTTATTTCGCAAAATCCACTAAACACTACTTAGATCCCTTTGCCTTCTGCCCTCTGTAGCCAGTTTTTTTAATATTCATTGATCCAGGCTTTTTTTCACCAGGTGAATATGTAGCAGCTTGCCTTTGAGCAAGAGCTCTCTGCATTTTATCTAAATGCTTTCCCATTAATTAATCTTCCCACCAAATTTTGACCATGCTCTTTCATGTAGAAAAAACCCTATCATTTCGCATGCAGTGTAAATAATTGCAAATGCCCCAGCATACTCCCAATGAGCTTCGCCAGTAATAGCCATTTCAAAGAAGTAAACTAATGTGCCAACAAATCCAATATGAACTGCTGGCCAAGTAATTGATTTATAAAAACTTCTTTTCTTTGATTCCATTATTTTGTTTTCTTAGCCGAAGTTTTTTTAGCCGAAGTTTTCTTGGCTGGTGCCTTCTTGGCTGGTGCCTTCTTGGCTGGTGCCTTCTTGGCTGGTGCCTTCTTGGCTGGTGCCTTCTTGGCCGAAGTCTTAATTTCTTCTAGCATGGCTTCAACCTGAGATTCAACTGAATTGAATCCTAACCAATTTTTTAAATTCTTTAACATGATTCCTCTTTTTCTTTTAATTTTCTTACCACTAATCCCAAAACGTCTTTGGGTCTCCAGTCTGGTGGAAATTCTAAATTTTCCATTTCAATTATTAGATCTCTTAAAATCTTTTTTTTAATTACGTGAAAATGATCCCATTCCATATATATATTTTATCATAATAGTAAATATGGGGCAGGTTACCCTGCCCCATATTAAACTAATTACTTAAGCAAGGTAACCTTAGCTTTTGGATTCTTCTTGTTCCACTGAGTGGCCAACTTGTTAAATGCAGCCTTCATAGACTTAATTGCTGCAGCATTATCTGCAGTCAACTTAGCAATCTGTGCATCCTTAGCGAGTAGAGCAGCATCTGATGCAGTCTTTGCATCTGCAAGTGACTTTGCACCCGCTACCTTCTCTGTTGCTACAGCATCTGCAACTGCCTTATCTGAAGCAGCCTTTGCATCTGCAAGTGCCTTATCTGATGTAGCCTTTAGATCAGCAAGTGCCTTGGCATGTGAAGCCTTTAGTTCTGCAAGTTCTGCAGTAAGTGTTGCAAGTGAAGCATTCGCTGCTTCCAAGTCCAACTTGAACTGTGCAATAATCTTATCTGCAGCAACGCCTGCATCTGCGAGTGCCTTTAGAGCGCTTGCTTCTGCCTTCTTTGCATCAGTTGCTTCTGCGGTAGCCTTTAGTAGCTCAGCATTAGCCTTTGCTAGGCTTTCTGCTAGAGCTGACTTAGCCTTAACTTCTGCTTCAAGCTGAGCTTTTGTTGAAGCGTGTGCTGCTCTTTCTGCAACGAGTGCTGCTTTTTCAGCAGCAAGCTCTGATACTAGATCACGAACTGAAATCTCTGCGAATGGAGCAAGTGTTGGAGCAGTCAAACCAACTACTGCTGCTGCAACTGCATCTGTTGATGTTGTTGGAGCAAATGTAATTAGTGAGCGTGTTCCTGTTGTTGGAAGAGTAGCCTTAAAGGTTGCTGTTCCAAAATCTGTTAGTGTAGCACCAGTTGTTACTGTTGCTGTATCCATAACTGCTGTTGAAGCAAATACAGTTGCTGTAATTGACTTACCAGATACCTTGTTGCCAAATGCATCTGTTGCAGTTACAACGATGTCTTGCTTTGTACCAGCAGCACCTGTTGTAGGTGCAGAAACTGATAGATTATTGATTAGACCAGCAGTACCCTGTACATAGTATGTTACCGTTACTGGACCATTTGTAACTACAACTGTTCCAATTGCTGTTGTCTTTGTGTATACATAGAATGTTGCTGTTGTTCCTGTACCAGTTGCAACTGTCAAAGATGATGATCCTGATGTTGCTCCTACTGGTGCAGCAGTTGAGTGTAGTGCAGATACGATTGTTGCATTTGTTGAAGTTGCAGTAACTGATGTTCCTGCTACTACTGTTGCTACGATCTGAACAACGTCTGTATTGTCAACAGTGTTGTCTGCAGGTACTGGACGTACGATTGCAGTCGTTAGCGCTGTTCCAGCAGTTGCTGGCGTGTCATATCCTGCGCCACCTGTTTTTGCGGCATTCCATGTGGATGCTACAACTGACATGGTGTTAGCACTTGCAGGTGTTGCTACCATTGTGCCCAAAGTCATGGCTGCAACCATGGCTAGAGCGATTTTCTTAAATGAGTTCATTTAATTTATTCTCCTTATTTCCTCTGTCATCTTTGCGATTACAGAAATTTAGTGTAGTGCATTTACTTTTACATGGAAAGAGCAGGGATCTCCTCCTTCTTCCCATTCTTGCATTTCTTCATCTGTTAAAGGCGGACCATCGTGTGTATCGCAAAATACATCAGATACCCAGCCTTTATCGTAACCATTTTTGAGCCATATCTCAAACTCTAAATGATTTGAATCTATGTTTTCTAGATCCATTCTGAAAGTTCTTCTAGCATTACATGCTTAGGTTTTGCTCCAGTAATAGTCTTTACTGGTTTCCCCGACTTAAATAGTACCATATAAGGGATAGAAGTTACAGAGTATTCTGCTGATTTTACAGGATTTTCATCAACATTTATCTTTCCTACCCAGAGCCCGCACTCATTTGATATCTCATCTAATATTGGAGACACCTTTAAGCATGGTCCGCACCATGGAGCCCAGAAATCAATAAGGACTAGATTGTGAGAATCTAGTACTCTATCAAAGCTTTCATCTGTAACTATCAATCTATTCTCCTTTTAGTTCGTCCGCTGCATTATTAAACTTATTCATAAATGTTTGAATAACCCAGAGTGCTGTCTCACCAGCATTTGTAGACATCGCTTTTGAAGCCTCTTCTGTTCTATCTTCAATGGCAAGGGCGTTGTACCATTTCTGGTACAACTCCTCACCAATTTCCTTGATTATTTCTTCAAGGATAGTTAACTTGCTATCCATTGATTACTTTACTCAACTTAAACAGATAAACATTTTGTCCATAAGAGTTTTCTACTGGATCAGAAGCAGTCTTCATTAATGAAATTAGCTGTGCTGATGTTAGTGTAGGCTTTGTAGTCTTAAGGTGTACGTACTTTGCAGCAATTACCTGAACGGAAACAGATGTTCCATAAGAATACCCGTTAACATTTCCAGGATAAATAGTTGGCTGCTGGATTTCACCCCATAGATCTACAAGGTTTACATCATAGTTACTTGTTAAAGAAACTTGAGGCTTATCTAGATTTAGAGTTTCAACTCCACCAACTGCAATTGACTGGCTAATACATGCTGGCCACTCAATCTTGCCCTTCATACTTGGATTTCCAGCACTATTTCCAGAAGGGAAAAATACTGGTACACCAGAGTTATTTAAATTAGAAACTACTGTATCAACTGCTGTTGGTAAACAATAAGCAGATGTTGCGCTGCGCTTAATAACTGGAGCATTAGTAGCATGAGATGATGCAACTGCTACAATATTGTACTTAGCCTTGTTGTTATTAACCCATGTTAAAGCATTTACAAGGGTGTTTAAACCGTAAGTTTGCTGTCCGCCCTTTGTTGTATTGCCAACAATTCTAATAAATACAATATTAATATTTGGATTAGCAGCAATTGCTGCGGAAGCCATTTGTGTTCCATGATTAAAGTTGTTTGTTGATAACATACTAATTGGAAGAACTGATGCTCCTGCGCCCTCCATAAATTTAGTTTTATTTGGACATGATGGCCAATCTAAAATGCATACCTCAGCAACTAGTCTTGACTTAATTGATGGGATTGATGTGTCTAGCGCTGTGTCTAAAATAGCCAATGTTGGGACAACTGTTTTTGGCTTTAGATTTGCCTGTGCAGGCATTGTGGTAATAGCGAGTGTGCTGGCGATAATTGCCATAGTTATTAGTTTTTTCATAAAGCTAATTCTACTAAATGCAGCGATGGTTGTCAATAGATTATGAATTTTGTGTTGGGTTCTTGCGTGGATACCATTTACCAGAATCCATATTTCTTGATTCTGCCGCCTGTTGCTGAGTATTAATAATGTTGCCCATAATCTCATGCATTATATCTAATTCAATTCTAAGCTTATATAGCTCAAGCTCTAGCATATCAATTCTTCTTTGTGATCTCATTATTCTTCTTCTCTATCCAGTGGCGTTGGTGCTGTTGCCAGTGTGCCACAATTAGCACACTCCATATCTAAAAAGTAAGTTGCAATTTCAGAGTTATCAAAAATAACTTTAAGGTTCCATATTTCACAACCGCATGGACACACATGTGTCGGTACACCTCTTACGTCCATTGACTTAGAGTAATCTGGTCTTAGGTCATTTATGTCCATTGTTTAATTATACACTAAACTTGAATGTATGTATAGGGGGCAGATACACTCATGTTAAACTCAGTTGCTGCTTCTAATGCTGCCTTTAAGCGTAAGCGTGGGTTCTTTTGATTCTTTGTAGCATGAAGTGCACCTAATGCTATCTGTCCGCCGCTTCCTTCCGCCATATAGTTTACTATGTTTTCTCCAACATGGAAGTCTTCATCTATAGTAAAGATTCTACCTTCAAGACCTACTATAAAAATTCCACCACTATCTTCCTCAGATGATGATCCGATGCTTCCGTATCCATGCTCTTTAAATGCAGCCTTAACAGAATCAACAAACTTAGTTCTCATAAACTTATCTAATCCAGAGTTAGTTTTTGTTGGAGTATATTTTGGTGGAGTCCACGAGTATTGAAGAATCTGACCCATTCTAAAAGAATCAGTAAATGCAATGCCATACTGCCCAACTTTAAAAACTTTAGGCTCTTTTCTTGACAGGATCCAACCAGTTTTATCATCTGAGGCAGCATGATCTGATGCCATATAAACGACACCACTCTGGGCAATAGCAACAATACAAGTCATACCTTTATTGTACTATTTTAATTATTCTGTGTCCAGCATCTCATGATATTCTAAGTGATTTAATTGATTTATTACATTATCTAATTCAGACTTCATTTCAATTAAATCTTGAATGGCCTTATAATATTTGTCTTTCCACTCAGTTAATTCTTTTTCTAATTGATATAGTTCAATTTTAAGGTCTTTTATATCTAATCTGAGTTGGTCTTTTTCTTTCTCTTCCCGCCTATTTTTTTCCTTTTTGCCGTCTCTAATGCCAGCAACAATGGCGGTACCAAAACCACTTAGGCTTGCCGCTAATATTGAAACCACTATGGTTATGTATGATATTTCCATTATATATCATATTATACCTTATAATTAATCTAAACTAATAGCTCAGATGCTGCAATTTCTGCGCCGATATATCTTTTTTTCTGTATAAAATCTTTAACATGCTCATGACCATTTTGTCTACCAGCAATTAAAACTACCCATCTTGGCTCAAACTTATTATCTATACATGTTTGGCATAAAAACAAATTAATTGTCAATAATGATGATTTTTTTAGGTTCAGCTTATTCTTTGTCTTGTTACATGAATAACAAAATATCTTTTCACTCATTCAAAAACCTCTTCGCATTCTGTTGCTTTAAAAAAACGACCTACATCAAATCTGATGTTGTCTCTTGAAAATAGCCCAGCAAAATCTTTTACTAGGCTCTTATATTTGTCTTCTTGCATATCACTTTTATATTTTAATATGATACTTTCTGCCTTTATGTAGTCTTCTCTTACAAAGGTGCAGTCTCCTTGGGTTCCGCCAGATGATCTACGGAGTATTTTTTGCGCTAGCTGGCCACCTGGACCATACATTGTTACTGTTAGGTATTCTTTTGCAAATCCCCAATCCGTATATTTATTATAAGCTTCGGTTACATCTAATGGGCCATTATAATGATAAATTGATCTAGCTGGGCTTTCACCATCCCTTGCAATAGTTAGCATGTAGTGGGTGCTTCCGTTTGAGTTTTCTCTTAAAAAGTTGTCAACAACAGAAAAATGTTCTGATTTTAATTCGCTCATGCCATTGGCCTTCCCTCTAACTCTACTCTAACTCCATATGACTCAAGTAATTTTTTTGCCTTGGTTACATAGTCTATAACCTTTTCTTTTTCTATTCCGTCAAATTGGATAAAGTTATCTTCATATAATCTTAATGCTAAAAATTCTGGATACTCTACAACATCCATTAATAAAAACATAGGCTTCTTTATTTCTCTAAGTCTTTTTTTCATTTCTGAATTATAAAAAACTGGCTTGTTAGGTTCACCAGTCCATTGATTCATTCCATATTTAAAATGATGATTATCGTAAACATTAGACATTTTGTTTTGCCTTTATTTGTTTCCACACTTCTTTTGTTTTGTGTGCATTTTTCATTTTATCCATTAAACCAGATGACAAAAATACACCGCCCCATACTCCGTACTCATTATTTTTAATTCCCGCATCGCGGCACATCAACATTACTGGGCACGATAAACAACACTGGTCTATAGCCTTAGCCATATTAACATCAGACTCATACTGATCAAAAAATAGATTAGTCTCCATGCCATTGCATGCAGCTAAATGCCACCATCTTATTGATTGCTCATCTGAATCTAATTCATTTAAAATATTTGACATACTTTAGCGGAAGAGTCCATGCCCCTTTTGAATTAACTGGGAACTCATTTGCGATTCCCCAGGAATTATTTTTATAAACTCCTTTGGTGTCAAAATATCCGCTATTATTTTTCTCCCAAACAATTAAGTTATAATTATTCCAGTATAAATCAAACTTATTCTTAGGAATTTTGTTCCTTAGAATTTCTACTCCGTTTTCATATAAATGTAGCATCTGTCCAATTTGTCTTTTTTATACCTATATATTATTATACAGGAGCAAAACAGTAGTTGTCAACTGTTTTTGTTATTTATTTGGGTTAATCATTGAAACTTCACCATTTAGCAATTCTTCAATGTGTGAGCATACAACATCCCACTCTTCTTCAAATAGTTTGTACGATCTTCCATGTCCTGGTCCTGGTGCAATCTGTTGTCTATGAGAAACCATTAAGATGTGGTCTGATGCAAGCTCTACTCTGCCGCCTTCTCCTACAGCAAGATTAGGTTCGTGATTTATTCTAGATAGATCTGAACCAAAATCTCCGTAGTCTAGACCTAAATCGTTCATTAGATTTTCTTTTAATGTTTTTTCAACGTCAAGGTTGAGCACTGAAGGAGAGTAGTGCTTAACAACAAAACCGTCTTTGTCAACTAAGTATTTTTCAAAATTTGCTGCCTGTGTCTGTCCAGAATAAAATCCTTGGCATAACCACCATGAGTAGTATTGGTCAAACGGGAATTGTATTCCAAGCTCTAGCGCTTTACCCCATAAATGACTTGAATGCTCAACAATTACATTAAACACTTCGCTTGGTTCTCCGAATGGCTGATCTATTCCATTTAGATCTCCGACTAATTCTTTATTTGGAATTGAGTTTACTTTTTCGGAAAACCCAAAAGTTGTGCCATACACGTCGCATCCGTAGTTTTGAGAATCCATTCCTTCAACTAGTCCTTGAGACCATGCACCTTTTGTAACTCCTGGACCACAGTAATCATTTGTTGGGAGTGCTACAATTTCAAAGCCTCTGTCCTTATATTTTTGATGAAGCCACTCTAGGACCTCCATTTGATTTGCATTTCCACAACCTACTGTTGTGTTTACAAACATAGTAACCTTACCCTTATACTTTTTTAAAAAGTCTGGTGTACCGTCTGCTGCGTTTAGTTCTAGATCATATAATGATTTCATTTTTTGTCCCCTTTTATTTTTATTGATGCAATTTTTACAGACTTTACTTCATCGTCTGTGCCAAATACATCCGAGATGTATTCTTTTGCATCATTTTCATCAAAGGCTTCTACCTCTGCTGAAATTTCTAGCTTAATCAAATATTTATTCATTTACTTTGATACAGTATATCCGTTTTTAGTTAATAAATCAATCGCCGCTTTAACTTTAGGATCTACCTTTGCTGGTATCTTTTGTGATGTAGATGGCTTTGATGAAGGCTTTGTTTCAATCTTTGCTGATCCACCAAACTTTGGTCTTCCAAATCCTACGATTGAAATAAGAACGCCAGCTTTATTTTTCTTGTAAGCACGAAGTTGTTTGCAAACTTCTCCGCCATTTCTTTGGCTTCCAGACTTTTTTGAAGATGTGTTTCCTTCTATACACCAAACAGTTCCATCCTCATTGTCTTTAACAACAATACCTACGTGAGAAATTCTATCGACGCCATCTGAAGGGAAATCAAAATACGCTATATCTCCTGGCTCTGGATCTGCAACATCTACATCAATCCAAGCACCAGCTTTTTTAAATGCTGCTGCACCTCCTGGTGTGTAAACAGTATTAGGAATCTTTACGCCAGATTCTGACCCGCACCAGTTTACGAAACTTCCGCACCATGGTTGGAAGTTTGCTTTCATAAAAGCACCGTATTTAGTTTCGTTGTCTTTAGGACCTTCAATAGTTCCTAGCTCTGCTGTAGCAACTTCTATTAGACGAGCTGCTGTACCTTGTTCTGCCATTAGTCTTTATCCCAATCTAGATCAACTGGTTGCTCTTCTGGCATTGCGCCATCTGGCTTTGCTGCCAAACGAGCTGCTGTTGCATCAATTTCTGATTCTAATTTTTTATCCGCTTGCGTATTCTTTGCGTCCACCTCTTTGTTTGCTATCTGTGCTGCCATAATGTCTTTAGCGCCTGAGTTACCAATCAAAATTCCAGCAAGCGTTCCTGTAATAAATGTTGCAATGCTACCTAAAACATTAAAGAACATTTTGTCATTTTCTGATTGAGCTCCAATAGGCTGTGTTACGAACAACAATCCATATATGATTCCAAGCGCTGTCATAAATAGAATGCTTCCAAGTGTTATTCCTAGAATAAACTTTAAACGAGCATCTAGATCTGCAGGCGTTAGCTTTTGTTTAGCCATTTGTTATTTCCTGTTCTGGTGTGGTAGGTGTAATTTCTATTACATCTTTTGTACAAGTTTGTGAAGCTTCACATTCTGGAGGATTACATTCTGCAATTTCCCAATTTTTAGGATCTTGGCATGGGTAGCGATATCTGTTTAAAGAATCACATCCAGTTAATGATACCATTAATAGGCCAGCCAAAGCAATAGAAACTATTTTCCTCATAGTATAATTATACACTATTAGTCCTCTTTTCGTAGTGGTATGGTTAGAAGCCATATTGCTGTGGCAATCAAAGTGGCGACTCCAACTACCTGCTGAGCTGATCCAGTTAGGGTTAGCCAAGCAATAAAGAATCCTAATAGGGTGAATATTTGGGCTATACTTTCCTTGATTACTTCCCATATATATTTAAATAGGGCCTTGATTATTTTCATTATATCCTCCTAGTCATTGCAGCTGCAATAATATTTGATGCGATAATTACTGGTATTACAACTTCCTGCGCTTTTTCTCTTTGGTCATCTGTCATATCTTTACCCCATTCTGAAGGGTTTAAAACTTTTTCAAAATCTATATCCAATATAGCTCCTATTGGATCCGCCAAAAATGCTTCTGTTTGAACCTCTGTTGTTGCATCTGCTAAAGTATACGGCATATTCGCATCTCCTGCTGACGCTGCTCTATCTTCAAATTCTACAAATGCCGTGGCCAATTCTGGATTGCTTTTCATTGCTTCAGCAATTGCTGATACATCTGAAGATTTAATTCCAAGGTTTTCTGCAACCTCAGATTTTGCTTCTTTTGTTAAAGCAGTTAATGTTTGGCTAATTGCAGAAACTTGTTCAGGACTTAGTATAACTAATTTATTATCTTTACTTGTTAAATTAGCTATGACCCCAGAAAGATCTTCTGATGTTCCAGTTCCCTTTTCAGGAATAAGCTCTGCTAATTCTTCATCTTTAATTTCAACATTGTCTGTAGTCTCTGGTGTTGGTTCTTCAGTAGGCTCAGATGTTGGTTCTTCAGTAGGTTCAGATGTTGGTTCGTCTGTAGGCTCTGGTGTTGGTTCGTCTGTAGGCTCTGGTGTTGGTTCGTCTGTAGGCTCTGGTGTTGGTTCGTCTGTAGGCTCTGGTGTTGGTTCGTCTGTAGGCTCTGGTGTTGGTTCGTCTGTAGGCTCTGGTGTTGGTTCGTCTGTAGGCTCTGGTGTTGGTTCGTCTGTAGGCTCTGGTGTTGGTTCGTCTGTAGGCTCTGGTGTTGGT